AGCTTTGCTATAGACGACAGACGTGGATACACTTTCCATGTAAAGTACTGTGACTTTTTACCTTTACTGAAGCAGTTTTTCTTAAAATACCAAGGACGTATTGCATGGCATAACGGTTCTTATGATTTAAAGTTACTTGCTCATTTACTATTTAATGGTGATAGCCGACCTCTCTTTAGAACCTACGAAGATACTATGTTCTTGCATTACATATGCACCAACTCACCTGAGCGATTCCCTAGAGACTTAGGTACTTTAGTATCTGACTTGTGTGGTGAATATAAGCTAACCAAAGCTGAAATCACCGATATGATGAACGTAGACCCTGATAAGGTATGTAAGTACAACTTAGATGATGCTAGAGGCACCGTTTGGCTATATCACAAATACCGTAATAAGATTCACTCAGAATACCTATACGACAAGTTTAAGAAATGGCAATGGTATCTAACTCAAACTGAGTTAGCTGGAATTCCTTTCTGTTGGCAACGTATGCTTGAGGTAGACAACATTCTTACCGACACTATAGCCAAGGCTAGAAAAGCTCTTATGAATCGAAAAGAAGTCATAGAAGCCATGGGTAAGATACGTTCTGAGGAAGTAGCCAAGAAAAATGCTAAAAGAGTTAATCCTATAGAAGAGTGGGAAGTTGAACTGAAATTCAATCCTAACTCTAATGCTCATCTAGCTATTCTCATGTTCGATGTTCTTAAGCTTAAACCTGTTAAGAAGACTCCTTCAGGTAATCCTTCTGTCGATTCAGGTTCTCTCAAGAAGCTTAAAAATAAAGTAAGCGACAGCGTTAAAGAAATATTTACTGCTCTGGAAGATATTGCAGCAGCTAGTAAAATGCAGTCTACGTTTGTCCAAGCCTTGAAAGACCATTCATGGGAGCGTAATGGGTGGCATTACTTACACGGCTCTTACAACCTTGCTAGGGTGGTGTCTGGTAGGCTTAGTTCTAGTGACCCTAACTTACAAAACCTACCTAGTGGTTCTAGTTTATCTAAGCTATTCAAATCTATCTTCATTGCACCAGATGGTTGGCGTTGGGGTGGTGCTGATTACGCTTCACTAGAAGAACGTATCAATACTATCTTAACAGGTGACCCTGCTAAACGAGCTGTTTATGAACATGGTTATGATGGACATAGTTATCGTGCTTTTTACTATTTCCCTAATGAACTTCAGGAAATTCATAATGAGTACAATGCAGCTAAAACCATGGAAGAGAAGGTAGCTATCATTAACTCTATCCAAGATAGGTTTGATGATTACCGTAAGAAAGGTAAATCACCTACATTCCTACTTCAGTATCTAGGTACTGCGTATGGTCTTGTAATGAACTGTGGGTTTGAGCAAGCAGAAGCTGATGCTATCTATGCTAACTACTACAGTCTTTACCGAGTATCTGCTAAATGGCTAGAAGAAAAACTAGCTGAAGTTGCTGAACAAGGTTATGCAGAAGTTGCATTTGGTTTACGGGTTTACTGCTATGGTATCACTCGTGCAATGCTTAATTCTCAACGTACCCCTAAAGCTATCCAAGAGTTTGTAAGAACACTAGGTAATGCTATAGGTGGTCAATCGTATGGTCAGTTAACAGTAGATGCAGGTTACAAATTCCTATGTCGTGTATACGATGCAGGACTAGAAAATGATGTTTTCTCTGTGGGTACAATCCATGATGCTGACTATCTTATGTGGCGTGATGACCCTGAATTAACAGCATGGGTAAATTACAACCTCATAGATTGTATGATGGATGTATCAGAACATCCTGAGTTACAAAGTGACATACCGTTACCTGCTAACTTGGATGTCTATTCACCTTCATGGGATAAGCCGATAACGCTTAAAAGCCATACCATGACTCCTCAAGAAATTACTGAAGCATTAGCGAGCTGATATGAATTATAATGACATGTTTCAACAGGTAGCTCAGCAGCCAGATGAATGGCTGCTGTTTCCTTTAAATGCTCATTGGTGGATTGTATTACCTACTGAAATCATCAAAGGTAAACAAGAACCTATTGAGTATCTACCATCTACTATCCGTCCTCATCTGGATAAATTCACAGGTGATGTAGATTTGTATCCTTTACTGGATGACATCTATACTACTGACTCTGAAAAACATCCAATCGACCTAAGTTGTGTCATGTTACTTAACGGTAAACAAGACTCATACTGTCTTTTTGGCTCTATTGTCACTCTTTACCAAGAGGGCAAAATCTCTCAGTTCTTAGTTAAATAGGTGCTCCTATGCTTAAGATTACAAACGAAAAAAACCTACCGTTACCTTTGGTTACGTGGTTACTTAATGATGACTATGATTACGACCCAGACCCAATGGTTGTGTCAGCAACGTCATTAATTAAATCGACTAAAAAGACATTACTTAGTCAAGCTGTAGTTCGTTCTGATACTATCCAAGTACATTTAGATGTGTCTGATAAATTAGCCTCTATCCGTGGGCAAAACCTACACGCAGCTATTGAAGCTTCATTCACTGACCATTTCAAAAATCAGAAAATTGCTGAGCAACTAGGTATGCCAGTACCTGAAGTAGTAATGGAAGAACGCCTATACGCTGTATTAGATGTAGACGGTGTTGAATACAAAGTCAGTGGTAAGTTTGATGCAATCATTGACGGTATTCTGCATGACTGGAAGACAGAATCTACTTTCTCTTTTGGGGACGAAACCAAAAAGCGTGAGCGTATCTATCAACTGTCTATTTATGCATGGTTGTGTGCTCAGAATGGTAAGAAGTGTGATACCACGAAAGGTGTATATTACTCAGTCTACCAAAACTGGATGAAAGGTCTTGCCGGTAGTGATAAGTACCCGTCTGCTCCTATGCTTCCTTTTGAAGTAGAGCTTATCTCATTCCCTCAGTTAGAAATGTGGATGAAAGACAAAATCCGTGAACGTCGTGATTTATCTATTGAAGACGTAGACCAAGTACTCTGTTCTCGTGATGACTTATGGATGCCTGAACCTACTTATCAGTACTTCACTAAACCTGATAACAAACGTGCATCTAAAAACTTTGAAGGTGCTAACGCCCAATCAGAAGCACTAGCTTACTTAAATTCAAAGAATAATGTAGGCGTTATCAAAGAAAAACCATGTAAAGCAAAAGCATGTGAGTACTGCTTTGGTTCAGCTATTTGCAGTCAATACCAGTCGTTAGTTAGCCAAGGATTAATTGAAAATGAAAGTAACGCAATTTCCATATCACCCGCTTTCGGAGAAACTCGTTGATTTAATCTGTACCCGTGTACAGAACCAAGACCGAGCTTTCTTCCGTATTGAAATGGCATATTACATGTGTAAGTTAGCAAGTAATATGCATATCTCAGTACGTACTGTAACCAATAACAAGATGCCTATTAATGCTTTTGCTATTGCGTTTGCAGAGTCAGGGTATGGTAAGAACTACTCTCAAAATATTATTGAGCAAGAGTTGTTTAGTGAATTCGAAGATGAGTTTACAAATACTACCTACCCAAATAAAGCTAAAGACTCCATCAGTACTCTAGCTATGGAAATATCTGCTAAGTCAGGGGAAGACCCTAATGACGTAGAAGCAGAGTTGCTTACTGACTTTACTCAAAACGGTCACTTTCTGTATTCATTTCCAGAAGGCACATCACCTGCATTGAAGCAGTTGTGTAAGTCAATTAACTTAGCTAAAGCAGGTGCTGCTAGTCTTGAGATGGATGAGATAGGTTCTAACCTACTTAACAACTCAGAAATCCTTGCTACGTTCTTAGAGCTTTATGATGTAGGTCATACCAAAGATAAACTAACCAAAGTAACCAAAGATAGTAAGCGTACTCGTCCTGTTAAGGGAAGAACACCTGCTAACCTATTTGCTTTTGGTACACCTGTTAACGTATTTGATGGAAGTAAAGTCGAAGAAGCTTTCTTGATGTTGTGTAAGACAGGTTATGCTCGACGCTGTTTCTTTGGTTATGGTGACCTATCCCTTAAGAATACTGGTAAGAAAACCCGTGATGAAATCTATGCTGCTTTGACGGATAAATCTACTCAGGCTAGTTTTGCTAGCTTACGTGAAAAATTCCGTAAACTGGCTGATATCAACAACGTAGGTAAAGAGGTTTTTGTTGGGGAAGAAGCTGAAAAGTTTCGTATGGATTACCAAGAGTTCTGTAAAGAACGTGCTGAAGTTATTTCAGAGTATCGCCCTATTGAGCGTACTGAAATGACTCACCGTCATGTTAAGGCTCTCAAGCTTGCAGGTGCTTATGCATTTTGTGATGGTAGTAAAGAAGTATCAGTAGACCACATGAAATACGCTATTGCTTTGACAGAGCGTTCAGGTGAATCTCTATACAAAATTCTTAACCAACCTAGAGCTCATATCCGACTAGCTCAATTCTTAGCAGATTTCGGTACACCTGTAACAGAAGCAGACTTAGTAGAGTATCTACCTTTTTATTCTGGTTCTGCATCAAACAAGCGTGATTTGATTAACTTAGCTATGTCTTATGGCTATAAGAATGCTCTTGCAATTACAGCTTACAAAGAAGCTAATGTTATGTTTTATCGTGGTACTAAACTAGAACCCAATGATATGACACAAGCTATCATCTCTACGTCAACTCAGTTGGCTGATGGTTACTGTAATCGTAGTGTACCATTCGATAAGTTAATTAAAGTGTTCGAAACCAAAACAGGTAACTTCTGTAATCACCACTTTGAAAACGGTGATATTGGTAATGGTAAACGTACTCGTAATACGACACTTGCAGGTACGAATATGGTCGTGTTTGATGTCGATAAGACTAAAATCAAACCTGAAATGCTTCACAAGCTTATGGGTGATTATAACCATATTATCTACACTACCAAGAGCCATACAGATAAAGAACCTCGTTACCGTTTAATTCTACCTTTGTCGCATAAAGTGACCTTGGAAGAAGAGCAGTATCGTGCTTTTGCTAAGAACCTTGCTTATTGGTTACCTGTAGAAGTAGACTTACCTGCTTTACAACGTGAACGTAAATACCGCCATTACAAAGGCTCTAAAGTCTTTCATAAGTTAGATGGTGAGTGCATTGAAGTAATGCCTTACTACCCTAATACACAGCAATCAGAAGACCTTGAAACAACCAAAGGTAAGATGGTTTCTGTCAGTGGTATGAAACGTTGGGTAATCCGTACTGCAACAGAAGGTCAACGTAATCATACGTTGTATCGTTATGCTGCATTCCTTAAAGAGAATAAGGTAAGTAAAGACAATATCGTTAAATCACTTAACGAAGTTAATAACTTACTAGATGACCCTCTAACTGAACAAGAGCTAGAAGGTACTATTCTTAAGTCAATCAATAGGGATTAAGACATGGCTAATAACCTGATAGTTGCTGTAGTTGGTTTAGCTGGTAATGGTAAATCAGCTTCTTTGGAATCTATTCCTAATCAACCTTCATGGTTGTACTTGAACTGCGAGACTAATAAACCATTACCTTTTAAGCATTCGTTTAATGAGAAAGTGGTTACCAGTCCTTCTAAATTAAAGCAGCTTATTAAAGCAGGTGCTTCTAACGACAAGTGTAAGGGTATCATTGTAGATACCCTAACCTCTGCATTAGATATGCAAGAGATGCACGCTAAGAAGACAGCAGAAGATAAGTACAAGATTTGGGATAACTACCGTGATTACATTCTTGACCTTTTCCAAGGGGCAGTAGCAGAGTGTAATAAACCTATTATTTTCTTGTGTCACGTAGAAATGACCAAGGATATTAAAGGTCGTTCTAAACTTGCCATCTCGGTTAAGGGTTCTACTGCTAACCGAGGTATTGAGTCTTTCTTTACCAATATCGTTTACGCTGATTACGTTGAGCTAGATGATTTGGAAGACTACAGAAATGACATGCTTACTATTACCGAAGATGAACAAATCGACGAAGGTAAGTATGTTTTCCAAACACGTAAAACAGCTATGGGCGTTGGCTTAAATATTCGCTCAACCCGTGGTCTATGGACTCGCGATGAAACATACATAGACAACAATATCATGCATGTAATTAACAAACTGAAAAATCTGTACGGAGATAAGTAATGTCACAAGAAATTAACTTTGGTGGTAATGACGTAGTTGATAACCAAGAAACAGTAGGTGGTGGCTGGACTGCTGATGACTCTGGTACACAACTAGTAGTTCTAACTGAAGCGTACCTTACTGAATCAGCTAAAGGTGCTCTTGCTTTTAACCTTAATACTAAAGATAAAGAAGGTAACGAACGTGCTTACCAGATTTACTTTACTAACCGAAATAAAGAAGTTTTCTACACAGATAAGAAAACTCAAGAAAAACGTAAATTGCCGGGCTACCAGATGGTTGACAACATCTGTAAAGCAGCTTGCGGTAAAACGTTTATGGAAGTCAACAAGACTGCCAAAAAGAAAGTTATCGACTTGTATGACTTTGAATCTCGTAAAGAAATCCCAACTGAAGTTAAAGCATTCCCTGCTGTACTGAAGAAACCACTTATCCTTGGTATCATTAAGATTATCAAGAATAAGTTTAAAAACGGTAAAGAAACCAGCGAGAAAATCGAAGTAAACGAAATTCACATGGTTTTCCGTAAAGAAGATAAACGTACACCTAAAGAAGTAGATAATGGTGTAACGGAACCTAAGAACCATGAGAAGTGGGTTAAGTACTGGGATGGTCGAGTCAAAGACGAATATAAAGAAGTCGAAGACGAAGAAGAAAACACCGGTGAAAACCCATTCGGTGAAGACTCATCTGATGATTCAGATTTGTTTGGTGGTGATGATGAATCATCTGAAGAGCCAGAAAAAGAAGAAGATACTTCATCTGAACCTGATTTAGACGATGAAGATGAAGAAGACCCATTTGCTGACTAATCACTAATAACCAACTAAGATAAAGCCCTAACAAGGGCTTTTCTTTTAGGGGGTTATTGTGGCAAAGGTATACAAAGTCACTTCGCCTTTATGGTTACCTCAAACCAAAACGACAGGTAAGAAATTTTATTTAAATTTAAACATCTATCGTAATGCACACCATATGACTCTAAATAATATGAAACGTGCGTATACCGAAAGGATGTTACCTTTATTGAAAGGCTTACCTGTGTTTGAAAATCCAATCATACTTAAGTTTGTTTTATACCCATCCAACAAACGGTTATGTGATGTGGATAATGTCTGTAGTATTCATGCTAAGTTTTTCCAAGATGCTTTAGTCAAAGCAGGAAAAATTGAGGACGATAACTACTTGTTCATTAAAGAGACTAGACACGCTATAGGGGAAGTGGATAAGGAAAACCCTAGAGTAGTAGTCTATCTAAAAGAATTAGGAAAAGATTGATGTTTAAAGTAGAACATAGTGTAAAAATTAATATTGACGAAGCAGGTCTAAAGCAGCTCATTATTGATGAGATTGCTCGTCAAAACCCTACTATCCAAGTAGATGACATCACCTTTACTCAACGCCGTAAACCAAGCACAGAAATCGAAGTTTCTGTAAGTGGTCATGTAGAAGGTGATGCTCCGGTACACACTCCTGTTAACGTAGAAGTAGAAGAAGAAGTTACTGAAGAAACTCCTACTGAACCTGAAACAGAAGAAGAAGAAGAAACAGACCTAGACCCTGCTAGTCAACTACTAGCTGATGAATCTTCTGACGACGTTGACGACCTTCTTGCTGATGAAGAAGAAGAAGAGCTAGACGAAGACGACCCATTCGCTGATTAAGTAGGTGGTGTATGAGCTTTATTAAGCGACTTAAGACTAAGCTGCTTGCATTGCTCATAACATTAGGGGTAATAGGATGTTTCTTCCTATTACCCCTAATTGTTAGCCTATTTATATTTATAGGCGTAGGTGCTTTAGTCTACATATTCGTCTTATCTGTATTACATGAAACAGATGAAGACGAAAATACTTAGTAGAATTGGGCTATTGGGTGAGCATTAGTACCCATACTAATACCATCCATAAGCCCTATCTTAGCTCCCAAATCAACTGATGGTGCAAAAGAATTTAATGGACTATCCACATCAATAGCCATTAAGTTTTGAGCAGCTAAGAAAGCAAGAATCCTAGCCGGTTTATCTCTAAAGGCATTAAGAATCACTTTCTGAATACGAATAAAGTATTTAAAGAACCATGTGATACCAACATCATTCATATACTGCATTGCTTTATGAGGTGGTAAGTCATAGTTGATAAATGCTTCAGTAATAGCAGTAAGTGCATTCTCCTGTGTATAACCTTCATTCTTGGTTAAGTGATTAAACAATGCAAAACGTGCTGCAAAGTCAGATAACTGAGTAGCTTGGCTTAGAGCATCATATGTAATAGAACCTTGAGATATAGTAATCTGCTTAACACCTTCAACCAAAGTATCAGGAAGCATACTAGTAACACTGCTTACTTTACTTGCTAGACTGTGTTTGTATGAGTAGATACTATCCTGCGCATCTGAATCCTCAATAATGGTTTGAAGCATACCTGCATCCATAAGAGGTTTAACTGGATTACGTTGCTGGTCTTGGTTAAGTCTTACTAAACGGTTTTCCATAGCAGGAGTACCTAAACCGGCATCAATCTTAGTCTGTAAGTCAAATATCTCTTCTGAGTTTTTACGGTATTCAGATGCAGCAGTAAATGCAGTTATCTGGTCAGTAATAGTCTTTATAGGACTTACACCATGTAATACAGGAAGCTGCATTGTGTTAGAAATAGCGTTACCTAGCATGACGATAACAGACTTGATAACCACTATATCTTTCACTTCTTTTACAAATTCTTGTAAACCTCTTTCACCTCTAGCTACATAGTTAGCAATCTTATTACCATACACACTACTAGCCATTTTAACTGCCATGTCTTTAATAAGAGCAGGGTACTCACTATCAGGGTTCCACAAGTCAGTTAAAGACCATTTACGGTAACCAAAAGCTACGTTCACTAAGTCATTTCTGACATACACACCTTCAATACCAAACTTATTTTTTGCTTTACGTTTAGCTTCTTCAGGTAGGAGATTCCAAGTTTCACGTAGTTGTTTATCTTTGGAGTTAGCCTCTACTAACACATAACGGTCTAAGTTATTTGAATCTCTATCCTCTATGTACTGCTCATGTAAGGCATCAATCAAACGATTGTTAATCTCCTCACTGTTTACTTTAAGGGTGATACCTGCTGCCATAGCACCAAAGACTTCATCAACACGGTTATCCTTACGTAGTAAGCTATCCTTCATTGACTCGCTCATTACATAACGGTAATCCACTACTTGACCTGCTTTATTCGTAGTAGGTACAAGAGGGTTAAATACAGTCTTAGGTTTATTAGTGAATAGACTACCCATTGAAGCTTCTTTACTACGTGCTATCTGAGCGATGACTTCAGGTTTTCTGGCATTAGGTAATGCATTACCTGCTTGTGCAAAACGGTCAATAACACTAAAGCCTTTAGCTGCTTTATTAGCAGTCGAAAGAATACTCTGTAAGTAAGAAATCTCACCGCCGTATTCAGAAACATATAAGAACATAGGTTTCTTAACAGGGTCATTCTTATCTGCATTTAATGGTCTATTGATACGGACATAACCTTGTAATTTAAGCTCTGATTCAGCCTCTAATGGAGCTACTTGAACACTACGGTAAGGGTCTACTATCTCTCTAATGTAGCCTTTCTGGAAGTTGTGCTCTGCATTAACAAAATTCTTAGTTAGAGCATCCTTCTTATTACGGTTATGTAGAGCCATCAAGAAGTAAGCACCATTACGGTTATCTGTTCTTGCTGCTTCTTTAGCCATAACACGGGATACTCTACGTTTATCAGAAAACTGAGTCATCTTAAGAGCTTGTAGTGTAACTAAACTATCCACTCGATTGCGTACAGCAGTACTAACATTAGGGTTAGTTTTACCAGTACCGTGTAAAGATACAATAGCATCTGTGTTGAACACCATTCCATCTACAGTAGCTTCACCTCTAGCCATGTATCTACCTAATGATTTACCCATATTAGTAAAGTAGTAGTACAGGTCTTGTGGAACATCTTGACGTAATTGAGCAGTTAACTTAGTAATCTCTTTGTTAAGGAGCTCTTTATCAGCTATGAGGTTTTGGATAGTAGTCAAGTCATATCCATTCTCTAGTAGACTACTCACATCTGCTTTAAGTAAAACTTTTGTCATAGCAAAGCTATCTTTTTCTTCAAGAGGTTCTATAAACTCATCACGTACCATACGTGCAGTATGTTGTTTAATATGTACGTTTTCTTGGTCTACCATTTTATTTTTGATAGCCAATAATTGATGGATTCTTTGGTTACCTGAATTAGTGCCTTTTAGGTCTGACCATAATGCAGATATAAATCCTTCTCTCCCTTGTGCTCTCAGGCTCTGTACACGGTCTAAACCAATTGCAAAGGTGTTTGCACGTTCTTCACTTAGAAGGACCCCTGCTAAACGTACAGAAGCATTTAGGACAGCTCTCTCTTTGACTGCTTTTTGGGATGCCTCTAAAGCTTTATCAATACGCTCTTTACCCCAATTGTTTATACGGTTAAGAGTATTAGAAGCAAAACCTCCAATCCTTTCAGCATCCTTAGCTAATTTAGATTTCTCAGCTAATTCTTTGTAGCGGATGTTCTTAGAGAGAGTATCTAGTTTACCTAGTACAGTAGATTCATGAGAACGGGTAATAGCAAAATCATTCAACCAATTAATGATTGCAGTCATCACGTTATCAATAGTCTCACGAACTGTATCCCCTTTAAGACTCTTACTTAACAAACGTGGTGTTTCCAAATTAGCTAAACGTTCACGGAAAGATTCGTTGGTTACAGCTAATGCAAGGAAATTACGTAGATAATCATTCACACCTGTTCCTGCATTATTAAATACAGCATCATAACGAGATTGAGCTAAAGCTTTAGATTGCTCAATATCTTCAGGTGTATTAAGTACAGACGAGTCATCAACGAAGTCTTCCCAAGTCATATTTTTTTCAGCATGGTCGTACATACGTCTGATTTCACGAGTATTCCAACCAAAGTCATTAAGTGCTGAATCAATAACATGACTGTACATACCGTAAACAAATCGCTCTTGCTCACTCATACGGAAGTTAAGACCAGATAAAACTGTAAGAGTATCGTTAACACTTGGGTCTAATCTATTTAGTAAAAGAGCATCTTCTGTAGCCAATCCTTGGTTAGCATCTGTAGTAACCAACAATGCAGGGTCAATCACTTTAGATACTGCTTCATCTAAAACTGTTCTAAGATGAGTATCATGCTCATTGGTTATTTGAACTGTATTACGTCGAGCAACACCATCATATACTTGAGATAGGGTTAAACGTTTAATAGAGTCCTCTGCTCTATGAGGTAGTGTTTTAGGGTTACCTGTAATTGAGTTATCTACTCTCTTACCGTAAGTACTTAGTGTGAATGCCTTATCAAGTAATTGAATCAGTGCATTGTTGTCAGCATCGGTCATACCTAGCATCTGTTTAACTAATCTAGTAACAGAATTAGCTAGTGCTCTTAGACGAGTTTTACTCTTAGATAACTCTGATTTAGCTTGGTTATTAGTTAATCCCCAAGCAACAAATTCATAGATATTCTCTAATGCATTAGCCGGTAAGGTATTACGCTTAACTGCATCATCGTATAATTTCTGAATATCACGTACAGCTTTAAGTTGGGCTTTGGTTAGTCCTAAATCAACACCGGTACGTAACTGCTCTAATCCATTGAATAAAGCATCACTTGTAGCTATATGTACTAGCTCATGGAATAACGTCTCTGTGGTGAAACCAGTATTAATTTTATCTTCAGCGTTAAGATAAATAACGTTATCGGTAGTAGATGCATAACCATGTAGTAACTCAGTGTTTTCTTTACCTTGGTTAGTCACTACATCATGATTATCAGTACCACGTAATACTCTTACTGTTACCCCACCTGTATTAGCAATATTAGCTAACAAAGCATCATAGATAACACGGGTTGTTGTAGGTATTTCTAAAGTACTTACTAAGTCTCTTAAGTCAGTAACACTAGCTTCAGACCTACCTTTAAAGAAATCAGCGATAGGTGTCTCAGCATCAGGATTAACATAACCAGTAGATAGGCTCTCACTCACATTACGCTCTATTGATGCCAGTGTAGTGTCTATATTTTCTGTTTCTGGTAGCTGTTGTGTAGCAGTGAGCAGCTTCTGCTCAGAGTTAACAATAGCCTCGGTAATCATCTCTGGAGTTAGCTCTACTCCTTTCTTAACTTCACCATTGTTAAAACGTACACCTGTACCCAAAGCTTCAAACTGGTTAAAGGTGAGTTCTTTTTTCAGTAAGGTTTTTGCTTCGTTGTTATTCTCTAATGCAAGTTCATTTTTAGCTGCAACAATACTCAAGTACTTGTTAAGCATATTTTCATCAATCATTGAGACTACTTGCTCATCATTGAATGTAGTTGAGCTATTACCTTTAAATAAGGTTGCCTTACCTTTAACTACCTTACCGCCTTGGAAATATGCAACTGCATAGTGCTTTAGTTGAATTACACTAGGGTCGTTTGAGTCTAACTCAGTATTACTAAATGCTTTATAAGAAGCTGCAAAACGCTCATTGACTGTTTCTAGAATACTATGCTCTGCAACTGCTTCATAGGCAGAACGGTTAAGAGAGAATGCTGATTCTACAACACTGTTTATAGGTGCAATACGAGCATCAAATACGTTTAAACCAATGTTCTTAGTAGAGTATTGAGTAGCTCTAGCCATAGTTGTAGCATCGCCGTTAGCGATGTTTAGCATAGCCATAGTACTAGCAGCAGGAGCTGTGTAAGTAGGTAAATATGAAGGAGTTAAACTAAACCCTTTCATAGTATCGCCAATAGTAAACAAGCTCTTAACTTCATCAGGTACTTGGTTAGTCTCTGCAAAGTTTGCTGTTTGAATACCGTTGTTTACATCACCGTAGTAACTGCGATATACCGGCATAGTCTCAATGAGCTCTTTCTTAACCTCGTTAAGTTGTTGCTCACTTAGATATTCATAAGAGCTCAATACACCTGAGTTGCGTAGTTCAGCAATACGGTCATTTACTGCTTTATCGTACATGGCTTTAAACATAAAGAAGATAACGTTACTAGATTCAGTAACTAAATCAGTATTTTCTATTTGAGTTTCAAAGTTTTCTCGAATAGCTTTATTAACCATGTTACCTAGTGTCTCACGTACCGTTTTATTCATGGTTTTCACCATGTTTGGTGTGAATTCAAAATCAGACGGAGACATAGAAGTAATAGAGTTATCCCCTGTTAGGAAGATAATGTCATTAGCAATCTCGTTTAGCTTTTGAGTATTGTTAGACTCTACAGCAGCTTGTAAATCTTCTAGGATATTACTGCGAATTGATTCAGCAATCTTATTACTAATAGATGCTTCACCCGCAGCATAAACCGTTACCGTAACAGGGTTCTTAGTTAGTTTACGTCCTTTAGAGGTAACACTAATTAAATCACCTGTATCTTCATCTACAGATACAATCTCACCTACATACTTTTTAAGTACAGGATAACGCTGCTTAGATAACAAAGTTACTTCATCATTAATGATGTTAGGGTTAAGTAACTCTTGTTCATACTGACCTATAGTAGCAGCAGTGGTTTGATAGATATCCCAGTTACTTGGATTACTAATCCAGTCAGTATATGACTGAGTACCATCCAAGAATAAACCACCTTGAGCCATACGTTGGATGCTATCGTCTGTGACCTTACCGTTTACTACTTGTAAGCCCATTTGTATATGTGCATTAAATGGACCATTCGTAATACCATCAATCTCGTAGGTAACTGTAGTATCAAAAGGCTTACCATTAGCTAAGCGCAATTCCGCTAAACCAACCAATGATTTTAATGAATGGGTATTCTCTCCACCTTTAGCTACAGCAGCAGTAATAGCCGATACATCTGCTTCTTGGCTAGATAGTAATTTAGTAAGCTCAGTTACACCTGAATCAATAACAGGGTCATTAATAAGTTGTTCGTATTCATACAAGCTCTTAGCTAACGTTTGCTTATCAATGTCGATACCCATACCTTGAGCCACACCTAGTTTAAAGGTGACGTAACTAGCATTAGTGTTATCGCTAGGGTCAATACGGCTAGGTTCCATTGCAGTCAAGTAACGATGTAGTTTAGATGTTTGATAGTTAATATCAGAACCAATAGCAGATAAACGAAGTTGTTTACCAAAACGATAGTTGTAGAAAAACGGAGCATTAAGATTACCTTCCTGCTTTAGCATACGGTTTCTAAATTCTTTGAATGTTCGGATATCTCTACGTACTGTTCGATTCTTACCTACTACTTTAGGAAGTAATCCTTTGATTACTCCTTCTTCTGATTTCTCCCCTAAAATCTCAGCAATAACGTCATCACCTAAAGCATCAAAAACAGTGTTCATATTAGCGTCAATATAATGAGGTACGTCTGCATCTTTATTAGCACCTTCTACAAACTTTTTAGATGCTACCTGACCACCAGAACGTCTTACCTGATTACTAACCTTGCTAGTACGTTTACCAATCTCAGCCTTATGTGGTTCCTTGGTTACAGAGGTTAATGATTCAATAAACCCATCCAGAGCACCAAACAACTCAAGTGAATCAGTACCAAAACCAGTATCCAATGATTTAAGGTTTACTTTTGAACTACGTATTACCGCCTTATCGTTTGTGTAGTTACCGCCTAACTCATTTAGCTGTTGACCTGTGAATGTCTCAGTCTCAATAACATTCATATCTTCTAAAGCACGATAAATAACACGACCTAAATCCATCTCAATCTTGCTTTGAATATTGATAGGCATATCAGTATTACGTTTAAGACCTACATTCTTAAGTGCTGTTCGACCTAATGCTTTTACTACTTCTAAGTAAGGAGAACCTGCATTACCTAAAGCACTTAATTGTTGAGATGTAGGAGTAAAGTTACTTGAATCAACATTCAACAATGTAGCCATACCGGTATTGCTGATAGAGTTTAACTGAGATGCATTGTTCTCTAGGTACTCCATTGCTGTAATACCTAATGTCTCTAACAACTCATCTGAGTATGTACCGTCTTCTCTTGAGAAGTAATCAAAAGGGAATCTATGTTGAAAACCTCTTCGAGCCAAGATTTCAGCAGGGGTCTTGAGATTATTAGTAATACTGTCAGCTACTTGAGAACTAAAACTACCTAGTACACTCAATAAAGTATTTTCAGAAGGTAGTAAGTCTCTACCCAACTCTAATGCAACTTCTTCCGTATTCGTGATATCAATAGAATCAATCAATCCACGTCGGGTATTAGTAAATACCACGTTTACTTGGTTAGTTGATAAGAAATTCTTATCAGCTCCTTCATACGTTTTGTTCTTTGATTGTGGTTCAGCACCAGTATTCAATTCATCAAGAACACCTGATTGAGAAGGTGCAGAAGTTACATCACCCTCATCATTGAAAACATAATCACGAGACTCAAGCTCTTCTTTTGCATCCAGAGTAGTAATGTCTTTACGAGAATCTGTCTCTAAGTTGTGGACAGCTAATAGCTCAATATCAGTAGCAGACGATGCTGGATTTACTACATTTTCATCTGTTGTTTCCTGTACCGCTTCAGGGGTTGCCTCAGTAGTAGGGGTATCAGTTACTTCAGTAGTTTCTACATCTGTAGATGCTTCAGTAGTGATTTCTTCATTAACATCTGTTGTATTAGTAGGAGTAGATGCAGTAAGTAGTTCAGGGTTACTAAACCCTGCTACTTGGTTATTTAGATTTTGTAATGTCTGTGCAGATAATTGAGCTTCCACACTGATATCATTAACCAACTTGTCAGCATTAGCGTCTACTGTAGCTTGGGAGCCATCAAGCTTAAGGAAACCTTCTACGGGTACTCTTGTACCTGCCGGAGAAGCCTTAGCCTGTTCTAGAGCATTCTGATAAGCAGTAGCTTTGTTGCTTAGGTGGTTAGCAAAGTTACCCAACAGCGATAACTGATTCTTAGCTTGTTGAGTACTACCCATGTTAAGCATAGTGCCAATACGTTGCTGATATTGTCTTAAACCAATAAATCCTTTACCGCCATTCACAATATCATTATGAACAGCATCAGTAGATTTAAGAGTGTCATTCAACTCAGCAGTAAGACGCAACTGATTAGCCCTTTGAGGACTTACGTTAGGGTTGTTAGAAGCTTGAATAAGCTCTTCGCTAGTTACTTGGTCAGTAGTGATTGCAGCTTCATTTAATAGAGCAGCATCTTTATCAATACGTGCTTGATTGAAACCGTCAGCATCATTAGCCAATGAACTAGTCTCTGATTCAATATCTAAAATACGAGACTTAATTTCATTAACTTTATCAGGACTAGTAGCAATAGCATTAAAGGTATTTTCTACTTGTTGTGAGTAAGTATCACGTACTTTTTCAAGACGAGTCAGTTCCTGTTTCGTCTCTTTTTGGTTTCGTTTGATTTCTTCACGACTAGTCTCATTAAGACCTTCTTGCTGAGCCATAGCATCTAACTCATCAAGCATCACCTCAGCATTTTCAATACGTGAGTTAACAATGTTAAGGGTGTTCTTAGCTAATAAGGCTGCATCTTCTTTAGTAGTTTCTAAAGTAGACTCTTGTTTCTGAAGATTAGTAGCATTACGTAATACTTTTGCTAAGTCTGATGCTTTATCGTAACTAGCTTCAGAAACTGATTCACGTACAGTGTCATCCGAAATAATAGAATTATCTAAGTTGACTTCAGCAGTACCCGTATTTACTTTCTCTGTTACGTTTTGTTTAGTCTCTAAACCCTTACGTAAGTTATTTACTTTTTCTACAGATGTAACACCACCTGCTAAAGCAGCACCAGAACCAAAGCCAAATAAACCTGCTGTGAATATCTCATCACCTGATAAACGTTCAGTATCCTGAAGACCTGCATAAGCTGTTAAGGCTTCTTCAGTGGATTCAGTAATACCTTCTGCTACAGCACCTGTAGCAGCTCTAGGAACCACGTTTGATACTTGGTTAGGTACTAGTCGAGCACCAGTTGCTAAGAATCGGTCTGAGTATGTACCTACAATACCTGCTAAAGCTGAGTAAGCTTGAGTAGTTTTACGTTCATCCCCTACTGGAATATCCCCATACTCTTTCTCAAACTCATCTAAAGCTTGTTGGTAGTTCTGGTTAGCTAAAGCTGTTGTACCTACTGCAATACTTCTAGCAGCAGTCAACATAGCAGGAATAGACTCAACAGTAACTTGAGCTACAGCTTGTGGGTTAGAGAATAGTGTGTAAAGCCCTTCAGCAGTGAAATCTTTAGCACCTTCTATCAAGTCTTCAATCCCGCTTAAATCATCAGCCTGTAGTTTCTCAATACCTTGGTTAATAGTACCTATATTGTTATTGAATACGTCAGCAGCTTCATTAAATGCAGTTTCAGTCTTAGCAGTGTTAACCAACTCTTCGCCAGAACTAAAAACATCATTAAATTCTTTGAGGCGTTCACTATTAGAAAAGAAACGGTCTAGTATCTCTTTTTTAGGTTCCATAGCCACTGAAGGGGTAGTTGCTTCTCTACCTGAATCGGCTAGCAAAGCAGAAGCATATTGAGCATATGGTTGGTCATCTACATTACGTTGACGTTCCCAAGGCTGTAGTAAAGCTTGCTCTTCAGGAGTGTATTCAACATCCTGTCCTTCAGAAGCTAGTTTTTCTTTCTCTTGAATAGAACGGTAGGTAACCAAGTCTTGAGCAGTAAAATCACCACGACTGACATCAAACTCATTTAACGCAGTTGGTATAGCAGATAGGATATTACCTACTTGCTGTAAAGCCTTACTACCTAAAGAGATACCAATGTTAGTTGCTGCTCCTAACGGGTTCTCCAACTCACTATCAGACACAATAGCATCAGGACTTGTACTACGGTCACGGTCAATAGAACTGATAGCATTTAGCCGTTCCTGTTGAGAACGGCTAGTTGATAGTAGTTGGTTTTTGTAATCTTGGGTTGCTTGCTCTAACGCAATAGCTGTAGAAGACTTAGGGTCTATTGCCATGGTTATAGATTCCTATTATTGGAGTTACCTTTACGGAATTCCTCTCTTGCCTCCTGAATCAATCTTAGTTGCTCTACCTGAGCATTATTGATTTGAGTCTGAAGTAAGCGTTTTTCCGCATCCATCAATGCTTTCTTTTCATTAAGCTTACCATAGATTTCTAAGTTCTTACGTACAGATTTCTCCAAATTACTTACTTGAGAACCAGTTAAATCACCTTTACCCCAATCCGTAATGTCATACCAAGATGGGTCAACTACTGTCATCTCTTGTAAGGATTGCTGTACTACCCATTTAGGTAGAGATGTATAGGTATACTCATTACCTTGAGAATCAGTGAAGGTATTCTCTTTCAGTGCATCAGTGATGTCATTATGTACTTCATAGACGTCTACATCATCTCGGTCTTGACTAGCTATGAAAGAACTAACAGCATCAGATGCAGTACCACTCTGAATAACATCATCAAAGTTATCCGGTAACTGATACTTCTTAGGCAACTCAGCCAATTGGTTAGTAGCACTGTTTATCGTTTGCTGAGTTTCTAGTTTAGGGAAGTAGGTCTCAGTACGAGTAGTACCATCAGGGCTAGTAACAGTTCGAGTACGTTCTGGATTAAAGTCTTTGATAGCTCTTTGTTCCAAATTGTAAACACGGTCTTCTTGACCTTGTTGAAACTGAATACGCTCTCTATTTCTCTGTTCTGCTTGGTTAGCCTGATTGAGTAGCATTTGCTTATAATCAACAGCAGATTTAACAGCAGCAGTCTGACCTTGTTCAGATAAACCAAGATTCTCTATAGTACCTAATAAATCATCTACCTGACTTACAGAAGTAGCATTAAATAAGTCTTGGGTGAATTGATTAGCTATAGGTGTGTCTTTACGTACACGTAGATTATTCTCATACTCTAGGCGTGTATTTTCTTGGTTTTGGATAGTGTCATCCTGAGCTAGAAGAGCATTACGTATTTGAGCAACATCTATATTGCCGTTGTACGTATCATCTAACTTTTCCAAATCAAATTGACCTGAATCAACAGCAGAGGAGTAATCTTCCATAGACTGCAAACCATATATCTGATTCAGTACATCCTCAGTGTTATCTTGTTTAAGTTGCTGCTCTTCAGCACGTATATTAGATGCTTGACCTTCTGCAATGGCTCTAAGACCTTCAATACCTTCAGAGATACGATTACCTGCTGATTGGCTTAATAGGTTAGAAGCACCAAAGGAAGGAGCATTAATATTTTTCCAAGATATAGTCATATTAAGACTCCTTATGAGTTAGGGGCTTCACCAGTAGATGCAATAGCTCTACGTCTAGCAGCTTCCTCTCGGTCAGCTACTTGTTGGTTATAGTTAGCCCAGAATGCCTCTTTAGTGAATGCTAATTGGTCTTCTGCTTGCCCTAGCTGCTCGAAACCAAGGAAGATGTTACCTATAGACGCTGCTGCACCTAAACCCTGACCAATACCTTCCCATGTACCTGCATTACTCCAAAAACTATTAGCATCTGGTGTATTTAGTGCATTGAAACTAGTACCTTCTAAACCGGCAATAGTACTAGGGTCGTTATTGGTTGCTAAACCAGTAATAGGGTTAATACCTTGTGGGGTCGATTGATTCCAAAAGTTATTAGGAGTCAACTGGTTATTAACCCTCGGTAATCCAGTAATAGGGTTAGTTTGGGTATTAGTGTTGTTACCCCAAAATATATCTGTCATGACTGCCTCTTATATCTCTAAGTTAATGTCGTTAGTAGGAATATCAAACCTCAATAATTTTTCAACAAAGGTAGATGGTCCCTCTAAAGCAAGTACACCGATGTTATCATTATATGTGGTTCTAAACATAAATTCCTCTGGAGTTTCGTTAGCTCGCATACTATTTCTTACTATATCCAAGGAATTAAAGTCTAATAGTAAATCCCTTTCTTCTTCCTCTAACTCATCAGTTAGTTCTTCAGCATAAGTTAAGAATTCATTAATCTCATCAATGACTGCCTGTACCTCATCCTGAACTATATTTTCATATTCCTGTAATGCAACATTAGTTACCTGTAAGAAGTCAATTGCAGTAGGTAATTCGTATGAAGCAATACTACCAATTTCAGGAATATTACCTGTGTAAGCAGCAGCAGCAATAGCCAAGATAACAATCAAAGCACCTTCTAACCCAATTACATTCACTAGGAAATCAAGGGCATAGTTAACAGCAATACTGATTAGTACTGCCTGTATTATTACTTGAGCAACAGCAACAACCCCAACAGCAGCAGCAGCTATTAAAGCTTGACCTACTTGGTATAAGCCATAAACAGTAAGGACTATCGCTACTACTTTAATAAAGAATTGGAAGAAACCTGTTTCATACCACTTAATCTTTTTCTTTATCTTGCTGTTAAAAACAATACGAATTGAGTAATACATAAGCTCGTTAGAGAAAAGACGGCTAACATTGTCAGTAACATCCACATTAAGAGGAATAAGAAAATTGTTTTTCTCGTCTTCTGTATCAAAGGCATCTTTGAGGGACGTATCGACAGTATCATTCGGGTAAACGTAGTTGATATGATATAAGCCATGGACTGTAATCTCTTGGTAGAAGTTAGTAGTCAATTGCTTACGTATAATGTACTTGCTCGTCTCATATGCAAAAAACTCACGTACATCTCTTTCCGTAGCAATCACTTCCCTCTCAAAAGTATCGACGTCACCTATAGAACCTTGTATGACTTCAGCTTGAATATAGTTATATGACAAGTTCATACGATAACCAAAGTCTCGTATTGATATTATATTAACTGGAGGTGCTTCGTTGGCATCCAGACTGTTAGCTACCCAATTATCATAATCATTCTTATCAAACTCAGATGTATTACTCAGGTAAATAAAGTACTCATATAGATAGTTTAGTACAGCCTGTGAATCATCTGCTATATCTACAGCAGTAATCACATAAGCATGGTCTACATCACCGATATCAGGAGATGCATTAATACCTTCAGCTAAACCATCAATATCTATACCCCACATATCTAGCATACGTTTACTAGTTTTAAATAGGTCATCCTCTCTGTAACTACCTTGAGTTAAATCGACCTTACTTCTACGTATAGGTATAACAGGGTAGTACTGACTTGATTGCTCTAGGTCTTCAGGTATATCCAAGGAAGGGTAAACGTGTGTGCTAGGGTCATAAGACCAGTATTGCTGCTCACCTACAATAACCTCTTCTTCTTCCCCTTGCTCGTTTGTTGTTGTCTCTGTTTCAAAGTATACAACATAGTAATAAAGGTTATCTCTTTGTACAGGGTCATGGGTATAAATCTCGGTATAGTAATAGGTATTTATTTCAGTATTGCCCGTACTTGGGTCATACTCTTGTACCGTGTAAACATACTCGATTGATGTCTGGGTATCTGATGTGTAGTAAGCATCATTAAACTCTACCGGACTTGCATTGATAGGAGGTGTAAACGGGGGATTAGATACAATATTAGTATTACTATCCCAACCACGTACATTAGTAAGGTAAGGCAGGATAAAGCGAGTAGCAGAAGCAATATCAATTACAGTACTCACAACCAATACAGTGATACCTAAATCCTGTTCAAGAATAGGCTTCATTACTTGGTTATTAGGGGCAGGGTAATTAAGTGTACCTTCAGGTAAACCAAGAGGGTAATTGTCTATAGCGTACTGTCTCATACGTCTACCTTTGATGTAGAGACTTCCTATGTAATTACCTACAAGTTCATTAGGTATATTCTTATTATTAAGTACCGAAGTAATAATAGTGTCTTTAACTAGGTTAGGGGTTTCTTCCAAAAGTATCTGGGAAGACGATTCAATGAATGTTTTGGTTGTACTAAATAATCCCATAATAAAAAAGGGAGCTAATGCTCCCTCCTCCTATACTCATCAGCTATCCTAAGTTTAAGGTGTAAACGTAGGAGCACCAATACCTTGTTTAGCAATATTTAGAACATTATTAATTTCTGCATCACCTAAACCATTGTTAAGAGTATCAGCACCGTCTGTGGTTTGACGAACTGTCCAAGTATCAATCATCATCTTGGCTAGCTTCTGTTCAGCGTTACGGTCAAAGCCTTCAGACTGTTTCTTAACAAGCTCCATCTGCTTACCAAGTACACCACCTACAGTTGATTCATCACCTTCAGTTTGAGCAATCTCAGTAACAAGTTTTTGCTCCAATAGAGCATTCTCTTTGTCTACTTTTTCTTGTTGCTTGGTGATTAAGATGAACTGGTTTTCAGCATTCAGTTTCTGTTGATTAATAAGCTCAATATTAGCTCTTGTTGCATCTACGTTTGCTTGGCTCTCTGCAATTTGAGATGTAATCAGCTCAAGCTGTTTAACAGATATAGCAGTATCAGCTTCTAACTTATCTATCTGAGCATTCACTAGAGAAGTATTTGCATCTACATTGAGTATCTGCTTATCCAATAACTCTAATTGCTTATCAAGTTGCTTAGATTGCAATAAGAAGTTTGATGCTTGGCTAAGAACAGCAGTGAGAGAACCAAGGTAAACATTAGCATAATCAGCACCGGTAATACGGGAATTCTTGTATTGACGTTCAACATGCTCTGTAACAGAAGTCATGAGCTTATCGAACGTACCATCACCGTTTATACTACCGTCTGTTAAATCTTCAATCTGAATAGTCATCTACTTACCTTGGTTACAGTCTTACAGACCGCCTTTAGCTTGTTGTGCTTTAGATAGCTCTGCTAACTCTTGTTCTGTAAGAGGTGGTAGAACTTCGATTGCAAACTCGTTAATCAATACTGATTCTTGAGTCTTTTCACCGTTATCATGTTTTACTTCACGGAAGAACTGATATTTACGGTTCTTAAGTGATTGATACAGTGCATTAGGAATATGATAACCGTCTTCGTGTGTAGAAGGGCTATAAGGAATAAACTTCTTGTGAGTACCAATTACTTTATTACCTACAGAGAAGATTTCACCTTGCATGTTTTTCTTAGCAGGGTTCATACAAGTAATACGACAACGAACTAACTTGGTAGCTTCATCACGAATACGTTTATGACGTTGACGTGTTGTTTCTTTATCAGTTGGTGTTTGTGCCGTAGGTTCATTACCTGCTAGTTTTTCAGCTACTAGCTGACGTAGAGACTCTACTGATAGGTTGCCCTGAACAGGAATACCTAACTTCTTACATTGTTGCTTAAGAAGTGTTTTCTCATCTACATGTGTTTCAGGGTTTTGGTTTTCTTCTGACATGTTCATTTCCTTTTAAAGTGGGTGGAACCACATAAATGATGGGACTCCCTTCATAGAGAGTCCCGATTAATATTACATACGTGCTACAGATTTCATCAAGCCAATACGTTCAGAACGTTCGATAAGAGTACCATACCACCATTGGATAGAAGTGAAACCAATTTTACCATATGGGTTATTACGGTCTGCAACTTTTTCACCCGGCAATTTAGTGATTACTTCAAACTTGTTGGTCTTACCATCGTATTGGAAACCGATAGTAGTGAATGAACCACCACCAACAGCAAGTAGAGGGTAAATGTTGTAGTTACTGCCGTTATCTAGGTAACCACCGTTAGTTGTTACTGCTGCACCTGCACCTGCCCAATGCTGCATTTCAGGAACTACGATGATACGGAATTGGTCAATAGTACCTACTTCACCACGCATTACGTTACCTGCTGCTGCATAGTGAGCCACAGGAATAAAGGCTGCATTACCGAACGGGTCAACCATGTTACGTAGTGTAGGAAGCATTTCATGACCTACATACAATGGGAAACCATCAGAGATAACACGAGTATCAGTTAGACGTGAGCCAGTGATAATCTTAGTTTTAACCGGAGTACGGTTAGCACGAAGGTCAATAGCCAAACGCATGAAGTCATCATAATCAACTTCAGATACTACAGCACCATCTTCACCTGTTACTTCTGAGTCTTGTGTAGCTTCACCACCAAAACGAATAACACCTGCTGCGTTAAGAAGGTCAATCTGTAGCGCATCTTCTGAGATTTCATTCGCTGCATACATCATCTCACGGCGGAAGTGCATACGGATATCATCTTCAGAATCAAAATCTACTGAGTCACGAGTGAACTCATCGAAGAAACCAAGCTGAGTGATAGAGGCTTCAATTTCAATACGTGTGTAACCGATACGGTTAACACGACCACCTGCTTCACCCAAAACAGGAAGTTTACCAGAAATAGTACCTACGTCTTTAGATGAACCATAAAGGTTACCGTTAGCGTATTGAGCACCACTAGCGTCAAGACCTTGGTCATTTTGGTTACGGTCATCTAGTACCGGAATCCAAACATACTTCTTGATTGTCTTACCGTAATGCTTAGGCATCTTAGTAGTATCAGACATCTGAGTGAAGTACTGCTCTTTTTGCATCTCAATCAGGGATTGTCTGTCCCAGTAGTAGAGATTCATTTGTGAACCTACAGATGATGGAGTACCACCGGCAGGGTCATTGTATTTAATTTCGTCAGCCATAATTTAGCTCCTAGTTAAAGATATTTACTTGCTGATTTCAAAAAGTCTTCATCGGACAGTTTAGCTAATTCATCAATGCTAGACGGTGTACGATTTGTACTTGGTTTTTTAGCCTTTGGGCTTGCCAATTTTCTACGGTCTGAAACCGCATTAGAGTCTTTAGGTTTACGTTGTGCAGACTTAGGCTTGTCTTTGACAGTGGCTTCAGCTTGCATCATCTGCATACCTACTTTCTCATATGCTTCTACATCAGAAAGACTTTGTGGCAACTTACCTACCATACGTTGCTTGGTCACTTCAGCATTGATACGGTCAAATAAACCATTTGCCTTATGTACTACAAGTGTTTCAATACGTGTTGGGTTAGCTACTAAGATTTCTTTACTGGAGCTGTCCCACTGATTAGTTACGATATCCATCGTGTCCTTAAATGATGGGTTATCTTGAACACGTTCAAGTACTTCATCTAAGTTTACAGATTCTTCACTAACAGTGTGCTTTACAGGAGAATAATCTTCGTCTTCTTTTGTTTCCAAATCCAATGGGTCAATAGACGCATCTCGCATTAATTTCGAAATTGCTTGTTTATTACCAGAGGTAACGTCAATTAAGAAATTAATTTTATCTTCGTCTAATAATTTATTTTTTTCAAGTGTTTTAAGTAAACGCATGTGAGGTTTAATGGTATGCATCTTTTTATGGTAATTAGCACCCATGCGCATTAAATCAATCGCTTCTTCTACACTGTCTACTTTAATTTGAGTACCGTTAGCAGCAAAAGGAGATAATAACTTTTCCATATCATCACGGAGTTTCTGAATATCTTCAGACTCATCCGTAGTTTGGTTATCTTCGTTATCATCATCTGAATCATCATCTGTATTATCAGAATCATCAGTATCTGGATTATCTACGTCTTCTTCATCTGCTTCTGGAACATCCACATTGTCCTGTGTGCTCTCTTCAGATTCAGCGTCTGTAGCTTCTTGCGTATCTTCCTGTGCTGCGTTTTCATCAGTAGTAACACCTTCATTACTTTCATCAGTATCGGTACTATCTGATTCTGGTGTACTCATTAGAGAGGGTGCCTGACTTAGAAAATCATCATCAGACATATTAGCCATTTGGTCTAAGGTGATATCACTCATCGGTTATCTCCTTATTACTCGTTAATGTAATCGTGTTCGTCATCAGCATCTTGCTGTACTAACTCTTCACGAATTTCATCAATGGCTCTACGGCTCTCATTAATACGGAGTTCTGCTTGATTACCCATACTAATAACAGCTTTGAAGTGATTACGTAAATAACCAATAGAGTCAATACCTTTCAGAATTTCATTCTGACGTGATTCTTCTTGGTTCTCTTGGTCTGCTTTAAGCATAACCAAACGAGTGGCTTCATCACGGAATAATCCGTTATCAATGATACGTTTGAAGTCTCGATTACGCATTAAACGTACAAGAGCTTCTTTATCTTTACGTTTAACTTCTTGCTCAGTAATAAATTCTTCAAGCAATTGGATTTCTGGTTGACTCATTGTCTACTCCTGTGTCCTGCGGCGTTACCCGTTCAGTAGGTACGGTTGGTTGTTGGTTATTAAGGGCATTCTTAACTAGCTCTAACTTCATATTACCTTCAGCTTGTGACTGATGTAATTCCTTAGCTCGTTCTTGAGTAACCCCAGTTTCTTGCTCAACAAAATCAAGTATTCTCTGTCTAGTATCTGCATCAAGATTACTTGCTTTAGCTGATTTCAATATAGCTTCTGCCCTAGCTTCAACTGACTTACCTCGTTCATTTGCTATTTGTGCTTGTAACAACTCTAGTTCTAATTGCTGCTTATATTGAGCAATAGGGTCAGGTTGAGGAGCATAATTAGCAAGTTTCTTAGCTAAAGTTGGCATTTTGCGTAAAGTAGCTATGTCTTCTAAGATTAACTTAGTTACATCAAAAGGTACACTATTTCCTAGAGTTTGTAGCATAAATTCCAAACGGTTAGCTTTATTTTCATCTTCTTCAGCAGTACTGATGGATAATTTTAAATCAAAGTTACCGTATAAATCATCTCTACGTACTGGAACAAATGTAGTATCTGTTACTCGAATAATCTCTTCGTCTGATAAAAACTCAGCATTAAGAGCCATTACTTTACGAGCTACTTTAATTAAACCATTAGCCAAACGATTTAATATACTCAGGTCACGTTTAGATGTTGCATCTAATGCACCTTTAATACCTGCTGCTACATCCCCTAATGCTTGGCTACCAATACCTGAACCATATGATTTAACACCTGACATTGATTCAGCTTCATTGTTTTGTAGCTGTAACATATATTGGGCTGATTGAGGTACTTCAGGGGAGGTGAAATTAACTACACCCTGTCGGGCATCAACCATAGGGTTATATTCAAAATCATCACCTCGTTCATATTTACGGCGGTTAACAGCATCAAGCATGTCTTGGCGAATACCTTTCTGTCCATTGGCTGTTTTACCCAGAATATCAATCATACTACGCATAGTAGCACCATAGATTGCTTGGTTTTCTTCTAGTATTTCAGCATCAGGTTCACCGTAAATAGAATCTTTCGTAGGTGTATATACTGAGTTAACAAAAGGATGTTTTTTATCTGGGAATGGGTTACGTTCCATACGGACAATAGTATTACCTACCCATGTAATTAATACCGGCTCTACAATACCCGTACCATCAATATCCCAATTACCCCAATACTCATAAGCAGTAATACGTTTTAAGGCATCATCTGAGTAATTAAAATTGATACCTGCTTCTATCTGAGCATCTGTTAATGAGGCTGCTTCAGTAACACCTAAATCAATAGCTTCTAAGTTTTGGTAATTACTGTCTTTACGTAGCTCACTTAATGAAGTGTCAAAAGCATAAACAATGAACTCAGCTTTATCTAAGTCACCCATAGCATTTGGGTCAACATAAAGCCTACGGTAATCTACAATATCAATAGTAGGTTGGTTCTTGACTACTGCTTCTTCTGTTTCAGTAATCACCTCTCCCGTATCTACAGCCATTACTGGCTTACCTAATTGAGCAGACATATCAAGAGAAATCTTCACATGCTCAGGAACCAAGGCTTTATATTTATCAGGGTCAGATTGTTGAAGAGCTACAGCTTGTTGTAAGACAAACATATCTTCAGGTGTAGCATCTGGATACTCGTAGACAACAGTTTCTACTTCTTGTTGTCTGGTTTCATATTCCCATCCAACACGTAAAAATACTGTACCTTCACTAGCTGCTGTACGAACATAGGTATCAATAAAGGGTATTTTATCTATGACAGTATTGAACTGGTAGTTAAGTAGTAATTCATTCTGTTTAGCTGCCCATCTATCCTCTGCTGTTCTAGGACTAACATTGAATAGTTCCTCAGTACTTGTAAACGGTGCTGTAAGGGATGGTATACGCCATTCGAGTTGCTTACGTATTAGTTTAGGCTGAACGTTAGAACGTCCTCTAATCTTTTTGCGTTTAGCTGTGCCTCTTACATAAAGAAGGTCTAACCAACGGTCTATATTTTCTATGTGTTTACTCTGATGCTGAACCACATTAGCCATATCTTCTTTTAGCATGGCTAAGGTAGGTGGATTTTTCCATCCAGTGTCTATGGATTTAGTATCTGAGTTCTCTGTAATAGGGTCTTTAGTACTCACGTTACATCCTCGTTAGTCTGTATATCGTCAATATATAGTATTTACCCAACAGTATAAACCAATCACTATAAAACTTAATCATAGCCTTATATTTAGTTTATTTATTTTGTGTTACCTCTATGTCAATATGTATACTAATACTAAATTATTACTAACTTTTAAGGTGCTACTGTGAAGACTGAGGGCATAACAATAGAAAGGCTATCTATAGGATGGTTACAGATATTAGTTGGGGTATTTGCTTTAGGTGGTTTTGCATACACCACTACTCAAATGTACACAACTGTAAGTGAAGTCAAAACTAAACAAGATGAGCTTTATAAGACTTATGTTCCTATGATTACCAAGGTAAATAGTGAATCCAGTACAACCAATAAAGCAATCATTGACCTGACTACCACTATCCAACAATTTAATACTAACCTGACTACTATCCTTGCTCTACGTAAAAAAGAAGAAGCAGACCAAGCAGAGTTAGTAAAAAAAGTCGATAAACTCACTGATGAGGTTACCGACATTAAAATTCGAATCAGTTCTCTTGATGGTAAAATAAAAGATTAGTTTCTTGATACCATACTTGCCATCCATATACTTTCTGTAACCAAGAATTAGCACACTTCCAGTTTCTCTCGTCCTGTAGCAATATTTCTTTACTCGTTGTTACAGGACTTGTATCTAACTCACATGATTCACTTAGTAAGTTCTGGTCTGGTATTGGCAGATTCGAGTATACGTTGTTTGAGACGCAACCACTCATCATCAAGAGTGATATCAGCATTAGAACTTTGTACATAATCATCTACATCCTTCTCTATCTGAGTATTAGTTTGATTAGTCTTAGCTTGAGCTAAAAGCAGTTCTTTGTTTACCTTACTTAACCTAGCTTCATACTTAAGCCTTTCTTCAGCTTGTTTTTCTACTAGCTCAAGTCTCTTGAGTTCCGCTTTCTCTTCAGCCTCTGAATAACCATAGAGATAGGAACCATAGAGGATGCCTAATATAGTCCCTAGCATGGCTCCATACTTAAGAAGAATTGCTTGCATTATTTACAATCCCCTTTTGATACATATTTACCCCAATGTAAGAAGTGAAAGTAAGTGTAGTTACAGTCACATACTCACCCCCTGTTAGTGTTTGAGTAAAGAGAGCTATGGTGTTAATTAACTGTATACAACAAACAAGTATAAACTTCCTACTTCTTACTTTCTCTTCAAACGTCATAAACCTACCCCTTAAAGTATTTATCCACTGCTACAGCATAAGCTTCAGCTAAGAACTTCATACGTGTTAGAGCTTTGTTCAAGGATGCAAGGTTATCAATAAAGAAAGGTTCAGCAATAACAACAGGCATTGAAGTCTTTTCTACTAACCAACCACCTCTATCACCTTGGTTACCTGTATGGTCATAGTCAATAGGTTTGATACCCCTGTCAGACTCCGACATTACTTTAACAATCTCGGTCTGTAATACTTTGGCTAACTTAGCTCCTTTTGAGCTTGAATGATGATAGAGCACTTCTGCTCCTGAAGCCTTACCATTAAAAGCATTGCAATGTAATGAAATAGCAATGTCAGGTGCTATCTTATTTACCTTGTTAGGTAAGCCCGAATAAGTATCACGGTATATGATAACTGGGTCATATCCTTTACTAATAAGACACTCAGCAATAATAGAAGCTAATTTATTATTGAAGTCAAATTCGTACATACTTTTTGCTTTGTTACCTGCTCCTTTAGATGTGGGTTTGTGACCAACAATTAAGCCTACTTTTTTCATAATTTATCCTATAAAGGAGAACCTCATAATAGCAGTACACATTACTGTTATTATAGAGTTCTCCAAGTTAGATGTAAGATGAAGATTTATGAGGTTATACAGCTACCCAAGATGTCCCATCCCATTTTACCGGATAATCTTGAGTAATATCCCACGCTATAGCCCTATCATTACCTCCCAGTGTTGGGAGGTCAAGGGTAGTGTATTTTTTAAGTTTTAACACCCCGTTTGCATAAACACCGGCACCATCATCAGAAGACGGTCTTAAGTTCAAGTCACCTGCACCGGCGTCTATATTGGAGCTAGTTGGTCCGGTTAATATTCTTACTGTACCGTCATTTGCTGTATTTAGGTCTAGAATCAACCCATCTGTACCAAAAGCACCACTACTAAACAACCTAAACTGAGGTTGCCCGTTAGGAGCTCGACGTATATACATTAAATCATTACCGTTAGATGACCATTTTTGCACTAGTTCCATAGCTCTATAACATGAAGTTATAAAGGCAAATCCATCATTATCACTAGGGTCTAAATCAGATAAGAACTTAGCAACTTGACGCCGCTTATAGACAAACTCAACTTCAGGTGATATGAAAAACCTCTCTGAGCCTGCACCTACAAAACCTTCAGTACCTAGTGATAAAAACTTACCCTGACCTACATAGTCTGATGCTTTATCAGGACGTCTTCCGGGATTTTGTGCGTTCTTTAGATACAGCATTGTGCCATCACCAACGTTATCCCACTGGTGCATGATACCGTCTGTGTAATGGTGGTGTATCCATCCTGTAGGAGCCGATGAACCTTGCTCCTGTCCAGCGAAGTTTGCAATATCCTCTATGGCATCGGTGAAGTCTGGGTTATTTACCAACTTTCTACTTCCATATTGTAACAATGGCGAGTCAACTATTTCGGAAAGTTCATTCCTCAATGATTCTATTGTTGTTTTTTCGTAAGCCTCACCACCTCGATAAGACAAAGGCTTAAAGTCGGTTATAGAAAACCCAGAACCAGATACATGCTTAAATGTAGTATCAAGAACAATACAAACATCATCAATTTCAGACCTGACAGGTATTCCGGCTAGCATATTTGCAATACTATCAAATCTAAGAGTAAATGAAGATTTATCAGGAATATCTTGTTTATCTATAAATACTACCCAAACATTAGATTCGTTAAGTATATAAGTACCTACACCATCAGAACCAAATGAGCCACCAAACCAATTGTCAGTTCCGTTGTAGTTTAATATTGTACCTTTCTGTACTTCCCATACGTCTCCATTATCATCAACACATGTGTTATTACCTGTATCAGTAAATGACTGATTAGGTGTACCTACGTTACCTGTTCGAACCAAAGTTAAGGCACCGCCATCACCTACTTGGTTAATACCCTCAACTTCTATGATTGCATACTTACTGCTGACTTTACCGTGAAGTATAAAGTCAGATACAGTAGTCCATTGTTTTTTCATAATAGCCTCTTATAAAAAGTACTTTTACTCAGTATAAATAATATAAGACCTAAAGGCGAGGAATGCAGAAAAGCCCCATAAAGGGGCTTTGTACTGGTGTTCTTAAAAATCACCTAACAGTGTAATTAAACTGAACAAAGTATTCATTTCCTGTATTTGCGTCATTAGCAAACACCCTTACTATGGCGCTACTGCCCGTATTGTTTTTCCACGAAACCTCTTCAAAAGAACCTGCGCCAAACAAATTAGATATAGTCTGCCAAGTTGCTCCATCCCAATATTGCACCTCCAATCCTGCACTGTCTGGGGTGCTACTTCCGACCGGAAATGTTGCTCTGAATCCTTTGTTTATTGTGAAAGTTTCACCAGCCAAAACATTTCTTTTTACAATCTCATTATCTGTTGGGCCTGTACCTTTAATGCACACCGGATATGATTGAGATACCTCATCAACATCATGCCAACTAAATATAGATGCATTTATACGCTCACTAACGCCAGTGACAGTAGAGCTGGAAGATACGCCATTGTTACCGAATCTCATCCCGCGCTTAAGGTTAGGGTCGAATTCAATATCGCCTTGGAACTCGTTACCTTCAACAATCCCCGGCATTATTACTGACGTAAAACCAGCTAAATTATTCTCTATCTTAAAGTCTAAAGGTGAGCCTAAAAATTTGTTGCCAGTTATGTGTTTATATGAATCAGTGTTAGCGTTTGCTCCTCTGTTTCTAATCCAAAGAGATGATGGGTAGTCACCACCAATAACATCACCGTTCTTTTCTAGAGTGCAACTAGTAAGTTTTAATGGGTTCGTGTGCCCCACAGCAATACCACCGTAACCATTCTCTGAAATGCTTGAACCAAACACACCCAGATCAAAAGTCTGGCTTACAATATCCATAGCTTGCCTATTACCAATAAAGTCTGTGCCAAATATTCTAGCCTGACCGCCCGCTTCAAACTGATAGGTGCTGGTTAATCCTAAATTACAGTCTGTGACGTTACCACCAATCCATTTAAGTAGGTAGCATCTGCCGTAAAACGGATAAGCCACATCAAAGTTATCAACGTTAACATTGATGAACTGCATACTCCTAATATGGTAATCACCACCGTTAACTTGGTTTATGTGGAATAAGTCACCAGCTCTGTCGCCAAAACCCCTTAGTTTTAAATCCTCTAATGTAAAGCCAAGTGTGGCAAACTGACCAGCGAAATAATCCCCTGAAACAGCGCCATCTATAGGGTTAAATATAAATATTGGCGTTCCAGATTGATTTACTGTTACGAAGTTATCGTTAGTTATATCTTTTATTGGGTTGCCTGAGCCGTAACCTTTTATGTGTATGGGCTTTTCAATTATCAACGAGTCCGATAGAACCTCGTTATAAAGCGTGACACTGCCACCCTTCGGACAGGCATTTATAGCCGCTTGATTACTATCGAAATCCTCAGCTCTTATGTCTGAATAACTCCTCTGTCTGTTAAAGTACGGTGCTTTTTCCCCAATTTGTGAATGAAGGGTTAGGTCATCATTCCCAATTGTTACAGAGTAAGGTTTAGTGGACGTATTGAGGTTAGAAACTAGACCTGTCGGATTTTTGAAAGCTACTTCATCTTTAAAGCAAAAGGAAATCGTAGGTTTACCACCAACCAAAACGCGAAGGTGTGTAGTTCCCGCTGGTACTACATCACCATTCTGAACATACTCACCATTCGAGCCCTTAAATATTGAACCATCAACGATGTCGTTTTGAGATTCAGTAATACCCTCACTCAACTCTTCTTTAGTAGCTTTCTTACCTAATGCTTGCTCAACAGTATCGCCTGACGTAGTACTGATAGCACTAGCAGGGTGTGCATTAGCAGAACCTCGGTTAGCTTGCTTAGTATGGTCACCATAAAGCTGTTCAGCTTCTTGTTTTTTGATATAAGTATCACTGTTCTGTCCTATATCTTCAAAAACAATAGTAAGCTTAGAACCAACTGGGTAAGTATCTAACAGCACAATCTGATTACTAGAATTGGTTGTATAATCATACACAACGTCTAGCTTATGACGTTCACCACTAGCAGCATCCCATAAGTAAACCACAAAGTTAGTAAGCTCTGACTGAGCATCTACTATAACCTGACCATCTGTTAGGTACGTAGTCTCTTCATAAGTGTATAACTGAGCAGTAGCTGTGTATGCACGTAAATTAGGGTCATCACTAGGGTGTGAATAAGTAGTAGAATTTACGGTGTAAGGTAAAGCAACACTCTCTTCTACCTTCCACAAAGTAATACCTGCTGTACCACGTCCATAAACCACATAATCTGTGATGACGTTAAACGTAGGGTCATCAGTGTAATCACCAATATCTGTACCTGAAGTATAAGACTTAGCTTTATCTGCTGCTTCTACAGCCTCATCCTTAGCCTGTACTGCTGTATTAGCTGAATCTAAAGCTGTTTGAGCTGCTGCCTTAAGTTCTTCAGGGTCAACTTTAGTCCACGATTGGTCAGAAGCCTCATAGTAGTAGACTGCTTTATTATCGTAGTAAAAGTCACCAGACTCTAAAGGGTCACCATTAGGTCTCTTTGTAGGTGGTGTGTCACTTTCACCTAAGTAAGTATTTAGGTAAGTCACTTGGTCTGCTACAGCTTTGATAGTATCTAGGTTTTGTGCAACCAATAAAATTGTATCGTAAGCTGTGTTTATGTATTTATTTATAGCAATCGGTATAGCATTGCCTAAAGGCTTTCTACTCATCTTATGCCCATCCGTTAGTGTCTAATAAATCTGTTAACCCTGCACCGCCATTATTAACCATGTTTCTGCGTTCTACTTCTTGACAACGTTGGTTAAACTGTTGGTAGTAAACTAAAGAGTCTGCTCTGGCTTCTTGGTTATGCCTTGCCTTATGAACACGATAAGCTATGTAGTAGAGTAAAGCCTCGTACAAGTAAGGAGGAATTAATATATTAACTGCATTGGCATCCATTCCATCAATGTAGGTTATTACTGGATGTCTTGCTCTGTATATTAAGGTTAATGCAATTTCTTCTTCAGCAAAAGGTACTTGGATACTTTTATAGTCAGGGGTGAATATACTGTAATCTCTAGAAGGTTCATTAATATACAACTCTTCCCCAATTTCTGAATGACAGCTTTCTACCCTTAAGACATCATCAGTAAAAGGGTAATACTCAGAATCAATTATATATTTAATAGGTTCAAGAGAAGCTGTATTGGCTACTGCGAAATTACTATCCAGATGATAGTGAGTCAGCTCAGGGTATAGCTGTACTACTACTTCTTTTTCTAGTAGTGGGAATTTAGTATAGAGTTCTACTAAACCTAAATTAAGGTGGCTTACAATTGTTTTCTTAGCTTGTAAGCCTAACCCTGTTTCTTCGGAGTCTTCCCCATTAAGATTTACTTGGCTTAGTTCGCCCATCAATAAATCATCAAAAACTCTCTGTAGTGTATATGTATTCATTGTAAGCTCCTATGAATGCTTACATTAAATTTTACACTACATAAGAATTAATACTAGCGTCATCCTCGTTGTCTGAGCCATAGCTGAGAGGTGAACCCCATTGGCTATTAGAGCCTGTAAAACCTTCAGTCATATTAGCACTTGGTCGCCATGCATTCATGACAGTTAACTGACTAAGCAAGTCAAGGGCATCATCTTGGGCTGATTTGAAACCACCGACTGTAGCTGATTGGAGTTCTTCTACCATTTCCACTACTAATGGGTGGTCTTGCATGTCTTCAGGTAAGTGAATAACCCCTTGCTTGAACCATGGAACAACGTTCATATGGAAACGGTCAAACTTTTGGGCTGTTGGTCTTATGCCCGGCTTACCACCATTATTGTCTGAAGCCAAATTGAAGAAGCAATTTCTCTCCATCATGCTTTGACCTAATAAGCTTATGAAACCTCCTTGCTGTCCTGATACCTCAATACCAACACTTAATGGGGAGTACTGTTGTACAAGTCTAAATAGGTCATCTATGTTTTTATCCATAGTTTGGCGTCTACAGATACCATCTACTAAGAACCATTGACCTATATGGTTTACAGCAAAAACACCTATTGTACTAAAGTCAGCTTTAGCTTCACCGGATGTAGCAAAGTCAGTCGTGATGTATACATTAAAGTTACTAATAGCCGGTAATAAGTGAGCACGTTTATACCACTTAATATCACTATCTAACACAATACGGTCTTCATCAGATGAGATTTTAAGCATCAGCTCTTGGTTAAATGCGTCTATCTGACCGGCGTCTTTAAGGGATTCATACTCAGCTTTAATAAAGTCATAACTGAATCGGTCTTCCCATGCACCTCTAAAGTCCTCTCGTGTACAAGGGAACTTCTCACATATAGGGTACACACGGGTATTCCATGCTTTACTACCTGCTGCTTTATATAAAGGGTCTTTCTTGTTAAAAGGTGTACCTGTCCAGACAACTTTACGTTTCTTAGGGTGCATTGCCTGTCTTGCAGCTTTATATATGATGTTAGTTATATCTTTAACGATAGTAGGTGATTCAGCATTTTTATCAGACATTAAGTCATCAAAACCACACCAAGTAGGACGTTTACCATACTCTTTAAAACCACGAACACCTGTATTAGCACCAAAACCACGAACACAGAACTTGTGTCCTTCTAGGTTAATAAATTCCCATCGAACATCAGTAAAGTTAGCTTCAGGTATATACTTCTGTAGAAACTCAGAATTCTCATAACGGAATTGTAGGTTTTTACGCATACTCTTAACACCATTATCAATGGTATCTGAAACATACATAGCTACTTCTACATTACCGAAGTCAAAGAATTCACCGTAAGTACCCATATAAAGGAAAGCGTACTCATGCAATGCTGTTGTTTTGGCTGTACCACGGGCAGCAACAAATAAGTTGTTATCCTTAGCTATAGCGTTATCAAGCATATCTAAGTGAATAACAGGGGATTTGTTTTCTTCCCCCTCTACACCATTAACCATTTTGATAAAGTTAATAAACTCGATAGCATTAGCACTTGGTTTATACTGGGTATTCATAAAAGCATAGTCTACTTCAGAAAGTAGTTTCTCTAAGCTTCTATTAATACCATCTGTCTTAGTTGCCATCAGCTACCTCTGTACATTCACCATCAAAAATACGTGTTTCTGCTATCTCTTTAGAGGTAGAAGTACCGTTATTGACTAAATCAGCTTGTTGAGCTGCTATCTGTCTTTGTAGGTTTTTAAGTTCAGTAAGCGTATCTGACTCTTTAATACCTACATCAAGTTCAACTTTAGCCGGTTCAGGACGTTTAAGATGGTTAAGAATACTGTTAGCTGCATCACTACGTACTTTTGGACTAACACTATTATCTCGCATAATTTCCATTTGAGTATTAATAGCTTCTTGATAGTTAGCAGCATTCAATACATAAGTAGGTACTAATGATTGCTCTAGTATTAAGTTAACTAGTTTATTTTTGTTGTAAGCAGTTACATAGCTTGCAATGTCTTTTTTACTTACACCCCGTTTTACATAATCATTATACTTATCAGGGAATGTCTTAACGAAAGCAACCATATTGGTATTGCCCATTAGTTTATAACTAACGTAACGAACAGCATCAATATAGCTAGTTACTTTAAATCTACCTTCTTTTAATACGTCTGTATAACCAATGATGTTATCTCTCATCATTTCAGCAGTATCAGGGTCTGATAGTACTTGGTTTACTTTATCTACAACATCAATATTAATGCGATTGTGCATCTGTTTAGGTAAACAACGTTTGAATTCTTCTGGAGTTAGTGTAACACTCATATTACCCTTACCTTACCTAGTTAGTGTATAGGGCTAATATAGTAAAACTCATGAGGAAAGTACAATGCCAGAAACTAAAGACCCTGTTGAAAATACAAAAGTTGTAGAAGAAGCGAAAGAGTCAAAAGGTAAACCTACTTATCAAGCAGAACGTGTTACTACACAAGCTGCTCAAAAGAAGGTAGAGGAGTCACGACGTAAAGCACCTAATATTGACCCTCTAGCCCCACCTACTCGATATAAGAAGTAAATCTTAGATAGCTATAACAAACCCCTACTTATAGGGGTTTTCTTTTTGGTTTTATATAAATAAGGAAACACCTATGGCTACAGATTACAATACGCTGCTATTAAACATCGCCTCTGCTTTACCTGATACCCAAATTAATATTGATATAGAACTCCTCGAAGGTGTATTAGGTTACCCCGTAGATACAGATAATCCTGCTGAACTTTATGATACTTTAATTAATATCCAAGCAAAAACCCGTATCGACATAGCAAAAAAACTAATTGAACTATCTGAAGTGGAGAAAAAGTAAATGAATTACGTACCTAAACCAGAATGGGCTAAATGGGCAGTTGGTGCCTTGGTAACCAAAGTAAGAGGTTCTTCTTGGACAGGACACATTGTAGGTTACTACTCAACTGGTCTAACTGAAGTAGGTTACTGTGTGGAATCCGTAACAGAAAAAGGCAGTGTTCAAATCTACCCTGAATCAGCCTTGGAGTTAGTTCCTGCTTACCCTACAGAGTCTAAACCTGTATTGGCTGTTATTACGCATCAAGGGTGCTTAGGTGCTCATACATGGAAAGAAGTTGTGTACTACGACACTGAAGCTAAGGCATGGAAATCATACCAAGGCAGCAAAACGTTTGAAGATGGCGAACAAGTATTAGGATGGTATTACGTATGATTTATACCGGAATAGGGAGTAGAGATACTCCTAAGGATATTCAATGGATTATGTCTCGTATTGGTTATGGTATGGCTAAACGTGGTCATACCTTACGTTCAGGCAGAGCAGATGGGGCAGACCAAGCCTTTGAAAAGGGTTTTTTCTCTTATCACGATGATGTTAACAAGTACTACAAAGTGAGACCCTCTCATGTAACCCCTATGCAAGAGTTAGCAGAGCTATATAAACCATGGCGTAACTTTGCCTACGTGCCTTCTGTATGGGATATCTTACCTACCGATGACCCTAAATTGTGGTCTAAGGCTTTACAGATAGTAAGAGATATACATCCTAATCCAGATGCTTTAACAGACGCAGCTAAGCTCCTACACGGCAGGAATGTATTTCAAGTATTAGGTAAAGACTTACTGACTCCCTCTGATTTCGTTATTTACTGGGCTAAAACAGATAAGTACGGTACTCCTGTAGGCGGTACACGTACAGCAGTTAGGTTAGCCCAACTTAACAACATACCTACAATCAATATGCTTGACCCTGACTGGAATGCTCATTTTAAGGAGTTAGTTAACCTATCTGGAAAAAAGCCTAAGTCTTGTGAGGATATGACCTTTACTCAATATAACCCAAAAGGTAAATCTCTTTTAGATGAGCTTAAAAACTACAACCCCACTAAAACTAACGAAGAGAATCCCCGAACTGCATTTTTTAATGCATGGGGTTCTGTATGGGATGAACTATGAAACTTACTGATGAACAATGGTGGGCTATATCTGATTATGCATCTCAGCCCATTCCATTAAGAGATGCTGACCTCACTAGACCTTTTCTTTATGTTAGAGGTTACGGGGTTTTCTATATTGATATGGGATGTCACCAGTTAGTTAGTGCTCTTATTTACACATGGATGCAAGGGAAACTCGACATCTTTGACTTAGTAGATGAAGGTGTATTAGAAGCTACTTCTTGTTATGAGGTAGCTGCAACTAGACTGACTGAATTAGACGGTGTTGCCTCTCTATCTAATGTAGGTAGAGATATAATTTACGCATCTAAACTTAATTACGCAGAAAAAACTTATATCAAAGAATATGAGCCTTACATTCATTAAAGGACACTATATGAATTTAATTGATTTAGAAGTAATTGAGGTTCTCTCAGAACCTGAAAAACATACCTTTTCTCTAGGTGAGTACTGGACAGTAGATGTTAAAGTTACCGCTTATGGAAGAGTAGGTAAAAGCCAAGTTATGTGCAAAACCAAAGAAGAAGCAGATAACATCAAAGTTGGATACAAGTATCAAGGATAACTTATGCATAAATCCAGAAGTCAAGCTGCTATAGAAGAAGACACATTCAAACATATAGCTAATTGTGATAGTTCGGTAAGAACTATAAATGATATACACAAATACATATCCAATAAGGAAAGTAGTATTGTTTCTTGTATGCAGCAACAAGAAGCTCTATATCAACACTTACAGCTTATTGGTTATGTAGCTTTTAGGTAGGATAGCCATGGAATATATTCAGTTTGTACAGACCCGTAAAATTAAGTGTAAATATGGGGATGCCATTGAAACTAACGCAATGGATGTAGGTTCTTTTATAGGTTCTATTACACACTTCCCTACAATAGCCAATGGGACTAAACAAGGTGAGATTGTAGCTGAAATCAAAACTAAAGCTGGGTATGTTCACGCACATATCAATGATTACATAGTTAGAAATAACGATGGCAGTTTTAGTGTCTTCAGTCCTATTGAGTTTAACAATCAAGTAAAGGAAGTTAATCAATGGCTTGGTTAGAAAAGATAGATATGATTCTTCATTATCAAGATGGTACTACTATTTCTAAACCTAATATTCCTTTTTGGGGTTTAAGATATAGGCATGAAAAGAAATACGTAGGTAACCATAAAAGAAGACCTATTAGGATATCTATACAGGGTTCATTTTCTTTAGATTCAGAAAGAATGGAATGGTTACTTAAGTATGAGAATCAAGTATTACATCCTATCTTATCTAAAGGCATATGGGTTAATGGGGTTAAGTTATCTAATAAGTAACTAGTATTTACGTAATTGAGAATTATTCTTATTTACAAAAAGGTCTGATAGATTTTTATAATATGAGTACTGATGTAGTTAAGATTTATTATAATTTGATACTGATGTGTAATTTATGATTTTTATTATTTTGAGGTTGAGTGAAAAATAGCTATATTAGTATTGATGCAGTACTACCTAGTTGAATCAACTAAAAACTAAACTATCCCCCCCATACTCGCTTTGCTCGGTAAACGGTAATTACAAACATAGGATACATACCCATGGTTAACGTTAACTTAGTTGCAGCTTGTCGTTCATTCTTCTCATTCATTACTACGTTCTTCTCAGCTATGGAACGTAACGCTAAGACATTCGATAACATTTCGAAACTTGGTGAACAATGGTCAGACCATCAGGTTAAGGAACAAGACATCCTTAATGAGCAACGCTTAGCTGACATGAAATCTAAAGCAGAGAAGAAGTACGAGAACGAAAAGAAACAGTGGAATCTGTAATATAACCAAGGACTCTTCGGAGTCCTTATTCCTTTTAACACAACACAAACACAACACATCCAGATAGTCAGATAGATAAGAGTATATAGCTCTATATCAAATCCTCAGCTTCTCTAAGCATGTTCTCATACCTTACTCATCCAATCATACTCTGTAGGTATATCTCCTCTTAGAATGCGTTAGAGAGCTTCTGATTCCTTATAACCAAATGTTATTAGACATTCCGTTCCTTATAACAAATCGTTATTGGACTTTGTCCTTGACAAGAACCAAGATATTAATACTCCATAATCAATCATTCATTACCCATCAGGGATGATGGTATTAGTATTAATATATTTATTAGTCTCTTATACATACGTAAGAGAGTAGAGATAGAGGTACTACATTTTACTGTTATACTCTCTATCTCTGTATTCATACTTTCCTCTTCCTATATCCTAATCACATTCCCTTCAAATCTATACCTTACCTAAATACTATCTCTTACCCTTACATTTCCTTAACTATGTAAACTCATATTCTTTTCCAATTTACTATCTGTATATTTAAACAGTTCTGTACTCTTTGTCGCTTTGCTCCGTTTTTGGATATTGTGTCCTTTTTATTAATTAACTAAACAGTACGGAGTACTTATTATGTCTAAAGAATCAATCTGGAACTCAAACGAAACTGAAGCAACTAACCAAACTGACGTTTACCTAAACGTTGAACTTCAAGTTGCTGAAGATGTAACAATTCGTATGCCTCTTAACTGTCCTGTCAGTGAAGACATTAAAGGTATGTCAGCTAACCAACGTAAGCTAATGGAATTGCTGTTGGCTAAAGTTGATGAAGCTATGGAGCTTCCTGAAGGTGATGAGCGTAATGCAGCATTGACAATCAATGTGCCTGTTAAATGTACGCTATTCAAACGTGGCAGCAAAGAAGCTGATACAACTGGTTGGGCAGCTAACCTGTAATACTCAGTTAATCCCTGACTCATTTGAGTTGGGGATTTTTATTTACTAATAGATAACCAACAGAGGTATCCACCAATGATTACAGAAGCCTTGTCATTCCCTTTGAAGACTATCCATAAAGACACAGAAATTGTTGACGCTAATGGTGAACTAGTACTTATAGCTGCTGATGATTCAGTAAATATGGTAGCTATTTGTGAAGCCTTAAATAAGCAAGCAAGTAAGGAACTTAACAATGAATAAAGTAGTAATTCACTTATACGCTGAAGGTGATACTTTCGGAGTAGTACTAAACCCTAACAATACTATTAAAGCTGATAACTCAATATCTAAATGTATTGCAGACTATGCAAACACTGTAGATGAGTACAAGAGTAGAAATGATATCACTTGGACTACATCCCTATCATTATTCAAACTTGTAATGGAATCATCCGTAGCAGTAACAGCAGTAGACGGTGATGTATTTCTACAGATGATGAATAAGCGTACTCATTATGTAAAGAAAGTAGGTAACCAAGCTTGTCCCTTATCTATATCTGAATTAACCAAAGAAGAGATTGAACCTTACTTAAAAGACTGTATCAGTCTCAAAACAGGTCAAATTATGGAGTGGAATTTAAATGCAAACTAAATGGGTATTAGAAGATTTTGATTATGAATCGGGTTGTTGGGTAATTGTAGCTATTGCTGACAATGAAGAACAACTAGAAACTGATGAAGGTTACACCTATGTAGGTAGTAATTATAATTCGCAGTTCACAACTCGAACTAGAGAAATAGCTTGGATAAACTAAGAGGTTAATATGAAATCTGCAATTGAAATACAAGCTATGCTTGACGAATTAAGTAAAAACCCTATCGTAGATAATCCTCAGTATACCTGTCACGAAAAAAGCGGTTTTGAAGTCATAACAATAACTGTAGATAAGTGTCAGTATAGTATTGACAATGAAGGTGACGTTAAACTGGATTCAGATTATTACCGAATTCCAGTAGTACATATAAATACCTTAAATAAAGTAGTACCTATACTTAATGATATTCACTCAAAATACTTTAACTAAATCTATTCCCCAAACAAAGAGACTAATATTATGCTTCAACTAAAACAAAACCAATTCGATACTATGGATGAGTTAATGGAATTCGTTAACGAGTTACTATTATCTCACAGAGAACCAGAAGAAGAACATACCAATCCAGTAATCATTAACGGTATGTAAGGAACTATTATGATTGATTATCTAATAGCAGGTATGGGCACTCTAATAACGGTAGTGTTCTCTTATGCACTGGGTGATAATGTATTAGGTGAAGACCTTTACTCTAAACCTATTATGTGGGCACTACTTAAATTAGGTCTAGGTCTTATATTACTAACATTTATAGTAGGTATAGCAGCAGCTATAATAGGTATATTTATAACCATACATAGTAACCTATGAATCCCTTAGTTATAGAAGTAATTAAAGGTGGAACAATCGGTATCGGTTGTTTCGCCTTACTTTACTTAATTATATATCTAGGTAATAGATAGTCTTTGTTTATTACCTTGTCTTCTCCCTTCGATTCCCTAACCAAAGAGATAGTTATTATGAATATTGTAATCCTAGAAGAACTTAAAACAAATGCACTCTACTTAATACATAACCAAAGTAATAGGTTTGATATTTATGACTTTTATACTTGTTTAATACTTCATGATTTAAGTAAGTATGCCCCTAAATACACACTTAGTATACTTGATGTGTTTAAAGTAGATTTTGTAAAACTTCATAATATACCTGATGAAGTAGCTCGTTATAATACCTTTATTAATAAATGGTGTGAGCCTTCCGTTGGTACTTGTCTTGATTTTAATAGTACCAACAAAGGTAACTTAACCTTATGGCGTAAGTGTTGGCTTTACTTCATTGTAAACAAATGCGATGCAATACTTAAATCCAAAAAAGGACTTACTAATGTGGATGAAAATAGTAACCCGTAATGGAGTCGTAGTAGATATAAATAAAAATCAAATAGCCCTTATTGAACCAACAGATAAGGGTTACTGTTTATTTATGACTAACGGAACAGAAATAACTCTAGACAAGATAGAGTACCTACGTATTTGTGAAGAACTCTATGAAAAATAGAGTCTTCGCTTTGCTCTGTTTTGGGTGTTTGTAATAAGGAAATAACCAATGTTAAAGAGCAGTAAGAAAGTCGATAGTGTAGCTATATGGGGTGTTATTCTACTTCTTATTATATCTACATATACCATGCATGAATTCTTAGTTATGTATAAAGAAGAGAAACGTGTATGGGAACAGGAAAACCAATGTGTAAGAACGTTAGTAGCTAAAGGTATTGAACGTAGATACATAGCTACTGGTGGTGGAACATGTTGGTCAATTGAACCTAAATAAAGTACTAAGGATTCCCCAATTATGAACTTAGAGAAATTAGCTAAAGACCATGAATTAGATTTATTACGTCATGGCTTTGATGAATTAACTAAAGCTCCATTAAAGTACTTAAACGAAATAGACTTAGATAGCGTAAACCTAGAAGATGAAGAACGTAGTGAACTATTTGATTGGTTACATCAAGATAAGCTAGATGAAATTGTATATAAGCTAGTAGCTAGGGTAGTTATGGATGGTTCTGTAACTGCTCAAGCACTAGTAGGTATGATGTTTAATAAAATTAGATACCTTAAATCTAGGCAACATATCCTTGATATTATGCTTAATGCTGTATCTAGTAATAAATTCATAGAAGTTAAACGAGTAGGTATGTACCTAATGTTTACTTGTAAGAATAAACTACCTAAAGAAATAGCTGATAAGCGTAAGAAACTAAGTTATGTATTACCTAGTATTGATATTCCTCTGAAAGTAACTAATAACTCAATGATTGGTTATAGGACTATCAACCAAAGTATTATTTGTGGTGGTGTACTTAAACATCATGATAAACCTTTAAACCTTAATCATATCAACCGAGTTAATAGAACTCCTTACCGATTAGAAAACCGTATTCAATTCCTAGTTAAACCTCAATTTGATTCTGAACCAAAGATGAAAGATGACGGTAATATGGAAACAGAAAAAGATGTATCTAAACGCTTTGAAACATGGACTCAGTTAATGACTGAAATCCCAGAAAAAGCAAAGATTATGGTAGAGAACGGTAACCGTTTCTATATACACCACAGATTCGATAATGGAGGTAGATGCTATACCAAAGCATTTCATTTTAATTATCAGGGCATAGCTTATTGTAAGGCTATGGTACAAGCGTATAACCGCGAAATAGTAGAACCGGAGTTTTAATTATGAATAACCCACCAAGCAGTGTATTACTAATGAGCATCATTAGTATATTAGTTAAGCATTACCACCCAGTATCTTTGGAGTATAACCATGAAGCAGGTACAGTAATGTATCGCTTACATACAGGTCATAAGTCAGATATTACTCTACATATGGAAGGTAATATTTTAATAGTTTTAACTAGATACAACGGTAGAGATGAAATCAATACTCTAGATGACTTACTAGATATTCATAGCTACTGGTTTAATGATGCTACTAGTAGAGGTTGGGGTAAGATTTACTGCTCTGACGGATTTAAAGCACTGTATGCTGTAGCACTACGTGATTACCCAGAGGACACTAGTAATGATTAGACATGGTACAGAGCCTTACTTAGAGTGTTCAACCAAAGGTGATAAAAGGTTTAGTGCCTTTTGTGCTCGAATAAAATCAGCTAAAAACAAATCAATAGAGGAATTATATCAAGCAAGTAAAGTATTTCCTGATGGTACTACCGGTTTAACTTGGCGTGAAGCCAAAGGTAAGAAAGCCGTTAATATGAAAGAATGTAATAAGTATTACTCAGCACTATGGGTATATTACATTGTATGTGAAAACCCTAATTTACTTGATGTGTTAAAACAAGCTTCAGGACTATCGGATATATTCGGACAAAAACACAGATGTTGTCAGGCTACAGAGTTATGGGACATCAGAAACAAGTATATATCCGGTAAAGATATGAATTTAGTACTACAAGATGCTAAAGAAGTAATCTACCTGATGAACCGAAAATAATTGATTCCCCAAATCAAAGGAAACCTACTATGAAACCATTATTCACTGCGGCTCAATGGAGCTTAATTGATTTAGCAAACCAATTTGGTTTAGACAAGAAACCATTTGAAGTACGTCTTCAGTGGGGTAGAGAGCAATTAGTTAAAATACGTAAATGCGCAGGTATGTTAGACCTAAGTAAGCATTTCGATGACATTATTAAGAAAGCTGATGAGCCTGAACTATTTACTGCTGCTCTACTTAATGTATGGGATATAGTTAATGGTCGTCCTTCAGGTCACTTTATTGAATTGGATGCTGCTGCTAGTGGTCCTCAGTTATTATCCGTAGCTACTCGTTGTATACGTGGTATGACTATTACAGGTGCTATCAGTGATAATGTACCAGACCTATATACAACGATATTTGGTATCATGCGTGAAGAAGTACCTAACATGGCTGTAATCAAACGAACCAACGTTAAGAAAGCAACAGTACCTTATGTATATGGCTCTGGTAAAGCACCTAAAACGGTATTTGGTGACTTCCATAATCTATTCACAGAAGCTTATTACAAAGCAGTACCAAGAGCTGAAGTAGTTAAGAACCTGTTAATTAATGCATGGGACTCTAATGCTACTTACTATGAATGGGAATTACCTGATGGTCATACAGCTCATATCAAAGTAATCCGTGATGAAAGTGAAGTCTTCTACTACAACGGTAAACGTTTTACCTATGTATATGAAGACTTAGGTGCTAAGAAGAAAGGTGAAGAAGGAACCAAGGCATTAGCTGCTAGGGTTACTCACTCATTCGATGCTTACGTATTACGTGAAACTGATGCTCGTACTGACTATAACCTTCATCAAATGTTAGTAGCTAAAGAAGCATTAGAAGCTTACTTAGCAGGTGAAACTCAAATAGGAACCATGACTGAAGTAAAACGATTAGAACGTCTATCTAAGAAATTTAAGATGGTATCTATTCGTGGTGCCGAAGAAATCAAACGTGGTTACTTAGATGGTATCGACAAGATGTACGCTAGGGAACTTCTAGAAATTGTTAATATCACTCTAAATGAAGATGAACCTGCACAGCTTAAGCTTATTCATGATGGCTATGGTGCTCTACCTAACCATGTGAATACCTGTAAGACTCACTACAACAACCTACTAGCTGAAACCTATATCGGTGAATGGTTACCCAAAGTAGTAGAGCAACTAACCGGTATTAATATGCTTAAAGATATGGAACCGCCTAAAGCAGAAATCATCCGTAAACTACGTAATAGCAAATATGCTATTTCATAATTCGCAATAAGACTGTAAACTCACCTAAATTTAGGTGAGTTTATTTTTTATTCTTTCGTGAATATGTACCGATATTCTAACTTTCTAAATTGACCAAAAAGGTACTATAGATAGGCGATAGTCTATACCTCCTTTTTTCGGTCTTTTCTATAGCCTAACTGGATACTAACTATGTTTACTCATAATCACTCAGTGAATAAAGCATTAGCACTACACATTCAAGCTTCATTTAAAATTGAAAAAGCTATGCAATGGAAGCCGAAAGGCATCATTTAATTCAATTTACTTTTTATAAAACTAATTAGTTACATCATGGTTTACGTTGTTCTATACCCTGATGTTGATAGTCATATCATGTGGTACGTTGGTCATTTCTTTGTGGTATTGGTATTAGGTACTATTGTACATAGGACAATGTGTACTCTATATCTAAGTTGGTTAAAAGAAATACCTAAGATACCTCAAGAATTACTTCGTGATGCAGGTTATACAGAAACCCACATAAGCAGGTTGGATAAGTCATGGTTCAGGAAACACATATAAACAAAAATACACAAAAAGCTTTAGAAAACTTTATGCGTACTAATTGGAACAAAGTGTACACCTTAGACCAATTGCATAATCTAGGCTTTGGTGAAAAATCTACTATCGTATCTCGTATTAAAGTAAGTAATATTATTTACCGTGTATCCAGAGGTAAGTATCAATTCACACCTTGGAAAAGAGATAGTGCTAAACCAGCTAAAGTAGTAGTGCAGGAACTACTAGAGAATAATCCTGTCATTACTCTTTCTGAATTATCTAAGCAAGGTAACATCAGTATTGATACTGCACGAAAAGCGGTAGACCATCTAAGAGCAGACGGTAAATGCATAGTAAGAGAAGCGTCCTTCCGGTTAGTAGAATGATTAAACGTTTATACAGATATCAGTATTTACACTCTGATATTCTTAGTCTCTGGGTAGCTATAGTCTTATTGGTTGTAGCTACCTTCTTTTTTTGGTTCTCTTAAAAGGAATAACCAATGGATAACGTAACTGATTTTCCTTTATTCAATACTCTTTTTGCTACTCACAACATTAACCAAGTAGAGATAGTCACTACAAGACACGGTAACCCTAAAGTAGTATTCACTTCTGACTTTGATGAAAATGCTTGGTCTACTACACACCATATCCCTGTTACAACAGCACTTGATATTCTTAATGATTCCTTAAAACAGATATCAAGTCTCTACGCAGTTCAAGACACGTTAGGTGATTTGATGGTTAAGCACTATGGTAATAAAGCAGGTGTTGCTCGTTACTTAGGGCTAAATAGAACCACCGTAAGAACGGCTTGTGATATAGGTGATGCAGGTCTCCTTGTGGTAAATAATGTTATTTACCGTTCTACCCAAAAACGTGTAAAAGGTTAGTTTTCACCTCGTTTTTGTGGTTGTTTTGACAGCAGATGTAAAGTAACCCCATCTAAAATAAACTTTTCTGTTGCAATAGATTTAGATTTAATCTAACTTAATTAAAGTACTTTGATTGGGGAATCAAGGTAAGGGTATTAAGGTATCCTTGAATACTCCTTAACGGGAGTATTCTAAACTGGTTACTTAGCTCAGTTGGTAGAGCAGGAGCGTCATGAGCTTCAGGTCATTGGTTCAAATCCAGTAGTAACCACCATAGCAGATTAGCCAAGTGGTCTAAGGCATCGGACTTTGATTCCGACATTCATAGGTTCGAATCCTATATCTGCTTCCAAATTTAATGAGGGGGTAGCTCCAATTGGTTAGAGCGACGGATTCCAAATCCGTAGGTTCTTGGTTCGAATCCAAGTCCCTTTGCCAAATACTCTATTCATCCTAAAGAGACTTGCATACGTCAGACTTTAAAGAATAGTGTATAGCTTCTAGTTAGATGTATACACTTAGGGCATCAAAGCTAATACCAATCCTAGTGAGTGTACGGAGAGGTAAAGTGGAGGAACACACTGAAGCAAATAACCACAATTTACGTACCAAACATTGGTATAAGACAAGGTGAGCAGAGGTTCGTTTGTAGGGAATTACACCTTGTCTATTTTGTTTAGTGCTTTAGTTTTATTGATTACGATACGTGTAAGGTAAGATAGTCAGTACTAGAGCACTAACCAGAATGAAGAATCCTACTCAGATATCTATGTAATTACCACTGCACCTTAGATGTCTGATTTGCCCAATGAGTAGTAGGATAATCGTGCCTCTGGGTTATTCTTGAATGATGCCTATCAAGCATACGATACGAGATAATCCGGTCAACAGACCCCTCATTGGGCATTTTTAACACAACAAGGATAGGTATGACTGCACTATTGATTGAACTAAAAAAGCTATTACTTCCATTCATGGCATTAATGGTTTTGATAGGAATGACACCTATCTTAATCGCAGCTTCACTCTATGAGTTATACATGCTCATTGCCCCAAAACCGATAGGCAATAAACCTCTACTTAAGAGAAGCACAGAGCTTTGGACTCTGGTATAAATAAGAGTGAAGAATCAAGGACTAGAAAACCCACCATGTGTGGGTTTTCGCACATCTGTAGGTAAGCCTATGGTTTCTAAAATACCAACAACCAAAGTACGTATCTCTCTGGTTATTACAGTACCTTCAAGTAAGGTAACTACTTTCCACCAAGATTTAATCAAACGTATGCATAAGTACTTAGCTAAATACGCAGTTAAAGTACATGCTGTTGATTCAATAATCGAATAGTATTCCCCAACAAAGTGAGAAATTTATGAACTTCCAGAAATTCCGTGATGCTGTGTCAGCTCAGATTAACCGTATGGTTAACCAAAGTCCTGTACTATTAGTAGTTTCTTTGGATAAAGAAGCTTTGTATTCTACCTACCTATCGGCTTTTCCTGAAGGTACTAACCCGCTATTTCGTGAACGTACAGAACATGACTGCAATTGCTGTAAAGGTTTTATCCGTAAGCTAGGTAACGTAGTTTCTGTAATTGATGGTGAGCTAGTATCTATCTGGGATATTGATATCACTGATGTAGACCCTGCATATGCCACGGTTGCTAAAGCATTAAGTAAGTTTGTTAAGTCTCATAAAGTAGACAATGTATTACGTCTTGAGATCGTTACTGTAGGCGTTAAAAAGAACTTTGACTTACAAACTAATGACCAGTATGACCATTTCTTCCAAGAGATGCCATGTGGTTATGTAATTGATGTTCCTAATCATCCGCTTAACCTAGTAACCAACCATAAAACAGCATTGTCTAACTCTATGCAGATAGACAAAACCGCTATTGAGTTGGTACTAGAACTAGCTGAATCTGGTTCTCTTTACCGTGGTGAAGAAAAGATTCCTATGCTTAAAAAGTGGCTAGAGCTTAAAGGTCTTTACGATAATGTAGTACCTTCTTTGATTGATGCTTGGTTATTCGAAACCGCACACTTCTTAGGTGATTTCTCTAACCTACGTGGAAGTTCAATCGGTACTCTTGTAGAAGATATCTTTAAGGGAGTAGATATCAATGAAGCTGTATCTAAATACGAGCGTATTGTAGCTCCTGAGAACTATAAACGTTCTTCTGCTCCTGTTACCCAAGCAATGATTAATAACGCTATGGAGACAGTTAATAAGCTTGGTATCGAAGAATCTCTAAAACGCCGTTTTGCTACATCAGATGACTTAACCATCAACAATGTACTATTTGCTGACTACTCAGTTAAACCTTCTATGGGTGTGTTTGACGCTATTAAACCTACTGCTACTAACGTAGTACCTAACTTGGATAAGTTAGAGGAAGTACCTTTGGAAGTCTTCCTAAGCAAAATTCTACCTAAAGCAGAAAAGCTTGAAGTAATGGTATCTAATAACCAAGTGAATAACTTTGTTAGTCTAGTGGCTCCTGTAAATCCTGATGCCTCTAACATTCTTAAATGGGGTAACAACTTCTCTTGGTCTTACAACGGCGATGTTACTGACTCGCTAATGAAAGAACGTGTGAAAGCAGCAGGGGGTAAAGTCGATGGTGACTTACGATTCTCTATCCAGTGGAATGAAAATTTCAATGACTGTGATGTGGATTTGGATGCCCATGCTATTACACCTGACGCTCATATCTATTACATGAATGAGCATGATTCTCATGGTGGTATGCTTGACATAGATATCCGTGTACCTCGACGTAAAGTAGCAGTAGAAAATATTACTTGGGCTGATAAAGATAAGCTGCCTGATGGTAAATACCAGTTTTATGTGAATAACTATTCTGGTTTTTGTCAAGGCGGGTTTAAAGCTGAAATCTCATTCTTAGGTGAAACCTATGAGTATGTATACTCTAAGTCTATCAACCACGGTAAGAATGTACCTGTATCTGAAGTCACTATCCTGAATGGCAAAGCAACCTTTAAGCACTTGATTGATTCCTCAACTTCTTCTCTTGAAGTTTGGGGTGTAAAAACTAATGAATTTATACCTGTTGAAACAGTATTAAATTCACCTAACCATTGGGACGGTGAAAAGACTGGTCTTAAGCATGTATTCTTTATGCTGAAAGGTTGTGTTAACCCTAACCCTGTTCGTGGTTTATACAATGAGTTCCTATCGAACGACTTACACAAACATCGTAAAGTGTTCGAGCTACTAGGTACTAGACTACGTGCTGAGCACTCAGATAAACAACTAAGCGGTGTAGGATTCTCTACAGGTAAGTCAAATGAGCTTATCTGTAAAGTAACCGGCTCTTACTCCCGTACAATCAAAATCATCTTTTAAGAGGTCACTATGACTAAACATGGTGGTATTGGTTTAGCTGCTAATCAAGTAGGTGTCTTAAAACGTATCATTGTAATGAAAGTACCTAAGTACAAAGGGTGTGTTATCAATCCTGTTATTACTCGACATGTTAAGAACACTATCGTAAGTACTGAAGGCTGTCTATCTGTACCCGGTAAAAGAGTAGACATGAGAAGGTACAATAAAATTGTACTGGAGGGTTTCGATGAAAATTGGAATCCTCTTAAGCTAGACCTTAATGGTAAGTCTGCTTTTTGTGCACAGCATGAGATTGACCATTTAAATGGTATTACCATAGATAACCAAAAGGAAGATTAACTGTGAAAGTACCGACGTTTAATAATAAACCTAACGAATGTGTAACACTTGCTGACGGTAGAACAGTCTTTCTATCCCGTTCTACAGCAGTGTGTGTAGCAGTTACTGCTCTAGTTAATGGGAAACTTTATACTCTCGTATCTCATAGAGGTAAAGGAGTACCTAACTATCAATACCATCAAAACCTTATTTGTGGTTACCTAGATTATAACGAAACTCTACATGAAGCTGCTTTACGGGAAGTCTGGGAAGAAACAGGTTTTGATATCTCTTCAATTAATAAAGGGATTGTGTATGGTATTCAAAACCCTCCTTGGGCTATCTCTGATTTACCTAAAGGTAAAGTTCAAAACATTACTCATCGTTATGGTTTTGTTTTTAAAGTAGACTCCCTAGATGACTTACCTACCTTATCTAACGCATATTCAGAAAAAGATGAAGTCATCACTTCTGAATGGGTAAGTCATAAAGACCTTCTATTGTTACTTGATAACAATCCAGAAGAGCCTGAAAAGTCTTGGGCGTTTAACCACTTTTTCGTTTACCGTGAATGGGTTTCTCTCATTAAGGGGTTTGTATGCACTTAGTAAATAAGTTACTAACGTACCCAAAAGAGATACCTGAAAAACATGTTTATATGTTTACTGGTAATAAGACTGTAATGCGTAATGGTGAGCTTATTATGGGTGGGGGTAATGCTCTTGCTTTTAGGAAAGCGTATCCTGAAAGCCCTATAGCTTTTGGTAATATCTTTACTCTTAAGAAAGTAGACCGAGATACAGTCCTCAACTACTTCTTAGACGCATCTCGTTTTAAAGCAGGTAATGGTCTATTAGGCTGTATGTTTACTAAGGTTAACCCTAAAGACCCAAGCCCTTTAAAGATGGTGATAGAAGCTATTGAGGATTTGAAAATAACAGCCACTACTCATGGTCGTAATTTTACCTTCCATCTTCCTTATCCCTCTATTGGGTTAGGTGGTCTAAAACGAGAAGATTTAGACCCCTATATAGAACAGCTACCTGACAATGTATATGTATACGTGGTTTAGTTAGCATACTTAGCCAGTGTGAGGTTAGCATTACCTAATGTGAGTGTTCCTCCTAAGTTTGATGCTACCCACACTGATAATTTATCACCTGCCTTTAACCTAGCTTGCCCACCCCCTGATATTGTTTGTAAATCATTACCATTAGGCTGTTCACTAGACGTAGGACGTGGGCTGAATGTTATATTAGTACCATCGTCTATACCGAGTACAAACGCTACTGTAGCGTTGTTCTGGGAATGTCTGAAGGAACCCCACCCTACATTGATGATATACAAACCATCTTCAGCAATAACCAATTCTGAATTACTTACCGTAATACCTTCCAGCTCACCTTCAGCTACAAATCCTGTTGCCTTAACATAACCACCACCTGATAACGAACCAGATGCCAATGTTACCGGTGGATTAAGCGTATCATTACCTGATGGGTGTGCTGTCATAGTATATAAATTGGGTGATGGGTCATTTATATCTTTCTGACTTATAGCCATAGAACCATATTGAGGAAAGAATAAACTATGCAGTAAGCTATTTAGTGTATCTGCGTCATAACCTGTTTCCTTGGTATAAGTAACCAAGGCTTCAGCAACTGCTTCCACTTCTTTCTGTCTTACCCCCTTTATCCTAAATACCCTATCAACTACCTTCTTAATACTCTCTACGTCCGGTTCACGGAACAAACTAAACCAGTTAATTTTCATGCTATTACCCTTTTCCTTTGGTTTTTCATAATCGAGGATATCCCCATGTCAAGTGTACAACCAAACGATGACTTAGCCTATAGAGAGGCTTGTGACCTTGCTTTAGCAATAGAAAGGGACTTCTACCCTGAACCTCCTAAGCTTGAGCTGCTTGATACTACTGATGGTGTCTTGACCCAGATAGACAACATGTATGCAGGTATTCGTAGTAAATACGAAAAGCAAGTAAAATTAACTAAAACATACGAAATGCTCATTCGTCGCTTTCTTACTCAGTCCGAATTCCATTATTCTATCTTCCCTGAAATTCGCATTCATTGGAGTGAAGCTTTGATGCGAGAAGCATTAGAGACAGTTCCTGATGATGTTCGAGAAACATTATTCCCTGACCTCAATAAGATGGAGGAGTTCAAATGCAGGTATTAACTGCTGAAATAAATACATACGACCAATTGCTTGAGCATGTAGTACGTGAAGCACTACCAGTACATAATCAAACAAACAACATTATGACTTACGTTGTCCCTAATGTTGTGGCTATTTTAAAGCCTGATATTTTCCCAATCTGTACTACCCGAAAGTCCTATTGGAAATCTGCTATCCGTGAATTTGTTTGTTACCTTCGTGGTTATGACCGGTTAGAGCAGTTTCAAGCCATGGGTGTAAAAACTTGGAATAAGAATGGACTAAACCCTAACTGGTTAGATAGTCCTTATTGTTCTGAAGAAGGGGATTTAGGTCGTATATATGGTGTACAAATGCGTAATTGGCAAAACACTGAAAACGTTAAATATGACCAACTCACTAAAGTAATCCATAACCTTAAACGAGGTATTGATGACCGTGGGGAGATTATCACTATGTGGAATCCCGGTGAGCATCATATGGGGTGTTTACGTCCTTGTATGTACTCACATACGTTTTCATTGGTAAATGGTACTTTGCACTTAGCGAGTGTTCAACGCAGTGCTGACGTTCCTTTAGGAAGTAATTACAACTTAGTTCAAGCTTGGTTCTTCCTATGGTGGATGTCTACTGTCACAGGACATAAACAAGGTGATGTTACTCTTCTTATGAATAATGCTCACATTTACGATAACCAACTGGCATTAGCTAAAGAGCAGATTGAACGAGTACCTTACGTAGCCCCTAACTTTGTTACTTCCAATTTGCATCCTATTGCATGGCAGCACCTTGTACTCAATACTGATGAAGACCCTACAGAACATATACTTCTTGATGGGTATGAATGTCATCCACCTATTGAGTATCCTTTCACTACTACAGCAGGAGTAAAAGCATGACTTTACAAGAGCAAGTAGAGCTTCTTAAAAAAGAACGTGATGAATTACGTGAAGCTCTTAGTGATATGGTGGATGGTTATGACTCATATGAGTTAATCGAGATGACAGGGTTATCTCATTCTCGTTGTCAAAAAATCATACTTTTAAGTAAGGAACCTGATGATGGAAGACAAAACTAAAGTAGCTGAAATCACCATATCTTTTTACGTAGATAACAACGACATTCGTAATGTTTTTGTAGAACGTAAAGCAAACGCCTTAACTGATGAAATGTGTAAAGACCTTCTTGAATGTGAAGAACTCAATGAAGGTACAGATAAGGCAATGGCTGTTGTAGTACACGGGGTATTCAAAAAGAATAATATGGATACAGAAGGTACTCTTGAAGAACTACCAAGTAACGTAACACGACTTCACTAGGTGATTTATGTCTAAACATTACGTACATAAATTTAAGTACAAACATGATAGACGTAGACAGTATTTCTCTAATTTAATCAAACAAAATAAAGCATCTGTTATTGAAAATGGCAGGTGCTATTTTGTTGTTGATACAGGTGATACTGACTACCGTATTTCCCGTAAGGGAAGGGTTATAAAGGTCAATCATGGACAACAAACAAATCCAAATTAAATTTCATGGTTTACTCCTAAATGTTTATTACGGGGTACTCCCTGAAGAAACTCGTAATCACGGTCACCCTGATAATAGACTTCCTGATGAAGAACTAGACATTTGTGTAACCAATGTGAGTATTGAAGATTTCAGCCCTGACTGGTTAGAGCAACTAGTTAAGGAAGAACTAACTAAACAATAGGATAGCTTATGGTAGAGAATCAACTTTCCTTCAACTTTGACTCATCTACCTTACCTGATTTATCAGATAGAGAGTTAGAAGGTATTCGTAAAGCAATATCCTTAAGGTGGAAAGGAATGGCAAATAGGGCTAATTACCAAGATATTAATGAAGCTGTAGGTATAGCTTTACGTAAAACTACGCTTTCTGTAGATGATAAACGCGAATTTGCTATTAACTTCTCTAATGAGCTACATGGTCGATTTCGTTATGTAGTCAGAGATATGACTGTAGACCATGTATGTCGTTTAGCAGGGGTGCCTTTTGAACGTATTGAGAGTGCATTAAATACAGGTGAGCGTTATGCGTATCGAGGGTTCATGATATGAATAAAACTCAATCAAATAGACGTTTATCTATTATTGAACGTATTGAATCACGATGTGAAATTGTTGATTTAGGTTACGTAATTAATGGTAAACCTTCTCCCTGTCATATATGGCAAGGAGGTGATTCAGGTAAAGGTGATGGTGCAGGAAGAGGTTACGGTAGGGTATCTATAAGCGGTCAAACCTGTGCTACCCATATTGCTGTGTTTACCCATTACTATGGTTATATCCCTTCTAAGAAACAAGTAGACCATCTGTGTAATAACCGCCTGTGTTGTAACCCTGCTCACCTAGAGCTAGTTACAGCAAAAGAGAATCACCGTAGACGTGTTAAACGAGCAAAAGGTTTACTAGCTACGGCAGGTTCATTAACCAAAGAAGCAAAGAGACTTAAAAATGAAAAAGTTTAAATGCGTTAAAGAAGTGCTAGCCAAACCTATGACACGAGGTGAGTATAATGCTTACCGTGGTTGGGCTATTCCAGATACTGAAAACCCAGAAGATGAAGGTTATCTTGTAGAATATCCTGATTCCCCTTCTGATGATATGCCTCATGGTCATAAGTGTTACATCTCATGGTCACCTAAAGAGGTGTTTGAGAAAGGGTATTACGCTACTCACACTTACCACGAACGTCTATCACTTGAGTACAGTGAATTAGTAGAGCGTATCCCTAAACTCTTCAATTTCATCACTGCTGATGAATCTCCTTACCATTCATTAGATACATCTGAACAGTTAGCATTACGCAAACAGTATACTGCTATGACAGCATATGCTCTTATGTTAGCTCAACGTATGCAAATTGACTTTGAATACAAGCGTTTACCTTTAGTGAAAGTAGAGTACAACGAAGTAAAAGCTTTAGTTGCCTTAGCGAAGCCTATCTTTACTGTTATTGAAGGTACTTCTAAAACTACTTGTGATTTACAAATGCCTAACGGTTATTTGATTGGTTCCGGTGAGAGTAACTGCATTAATCCTGATGACTTTAATAAAGAGCTAGGTGAGCAGATGAGTTACAACCGTGCTGTAGAAAACGCAATTCAGAACACATTCCGATGTGAAGCATATGCCCGTGTTATTGGGTACACTGCTTAAAAACAACGTAGGCACCCGTATTAGGGTGCCTTTTTCTTTTGGTATTAACTAACTAATTAAGGATTCCCCAATGGAAGTTACTCACGTAAAAGACCATGTAACCAATGCATCAATTGGTTATTCAAAAGTAGAAGAAATGGGTATTGATAACAGTCCTGAATTCTTCCACATTCTTTCTTCTTCACTTTATCAATACCAAACTCTGGCTATGGTACGTGAAGTACTCTCAAACGCAGCAGACGCTCATACAGATGCAGGTAACCCACAACCAATTGAAGTGACGGTTACATCTGAATCCGTTAGTTTTAGGGACTTTGGCTCAGGTATTCTTCCTGAACTAATTAAACCTGTTTACGGCACTTATGGTAGTGGTACTAAACGCAATAACGAAAATGCCATTGGTGGTTTTGGTTTGGGCTGTAAATCACCTTTTGCTTATACGGATAACTTTGAAGTAACTTCATGTTACCAAGGAACCAAGACTATCTACCGTATGTCTAAAGCATCTAAAGCGGGTAATGGTAAACCTTCTATTATTACTATGCTTTCTGTGCCTTGTGGTGAAGAGACAGGTATTACAGTTACTATCCCTATTGAAGAGAAAGACCAGTACAGTATTACTCAGATGATTAAAGGGTATGCTTACTACGGTGAATTTGAAGTAGTGCTTAACGGTGAACTATGTGAAACCATGTGTATGAGTATGGAGCCTTATTCATATAAATTTGCTGAATTTCGTAGCTCATACCTATCACCTCTAAGTAACATCTCAAATAAAAGTATGCTAGTAAGATATGCAAACATCTTATACCCATTACCTGAGCCGACTTCCGATAGTCCTAGTCAGTATCGTGTTCTATTTGACCGTCTTAAAACATTTTTGAATAAATTTAATGAACAGCCTTATGTGTATGCTAATTTCATTGTTCAAGCACCGGCTAATTCATTATCAGTACAACCAAGCCGAGAAGGTCTTACTGAGACTGAATATACCTATGCAGGTTTAATAGATACTTTACAAAGAGTTTACGATGACCTGAATGCTAAGGTAAATAAAGCGGTAAAAGCTAAACTACCTGTAATTCTAAAGAAAGCATCTGAATTAGAATTAGATGATTTAGGTAACTGTTCGTGGTTTAGTGAACTAGTGTATGTATGTGGTTCAGCCGAAGATACATATCATCCAGTAGCATTAATAGATAATTATGTTCAGAACATACCTCTAACTTGTTCTGAAACCAATGTTATCTATAAAGAAGTATTGAAGCGTACTCAACAGGTGATGGGATTAAGTAAAGATTTTACTTATATGTTACAAAAAGAGTTTAACTCTATTAGTGACCAACAAACTAGATTTAAAACTGATTTAGTTTCCTCACATTACTATGATGCTTCAGGGTTTTTAGTTAAATGGTATCGTAAGTTACTTACACCATTAATTAATCCTAAACGTCTGTATGTATACAGCCACGGATTTATTACCCGACAAGGGTTATGTAATAAGAAGGTCGATGATGTATATACGATATCTGACTTCCATCTCAAACACCCACATTACTTAACAGTATTTCGTAACAGACCCATAATCCTAACAACTAACTTGCGTAAAACATCTGAGCGTGTAAGTAGTTACAATGCACATTATACAGATATACCTGACCTACACGGTGCTTTGGTTTACCACGTACCTAATGGTAAGAAAAATGTTGAGATTGCTCGTTATGCTCTAGAGCAAAGCGGTTATGCAGTATACGATTTTACTGTTCAGCTACCTTGGGAAAAGAACTACAACCTAAGTACTAAGAAATCAGTATCATCAACTACTGCATTACCCAGAGTAAGCAGTAATGTTGCTAAAGACTCAATCCCTGCTTTAAGTTCCATCATAACTGATTCAGGTAACATCAATACGTTACTGTCTTGCCAGCCTGATGCAGTAAGGGTATCTAAACCAATAAGTAATTTACTCATCTACATTAATAAAAACACATCTACTACTACAGTAGATATGTATAGTAATGATTTTATTAAAGAAGTAGCTAAGTACTATGGTGACCAAATTGGTATTGTTGGTACTGTAACCCAGAAAAATAAATGGGATGCAATAGGTAATAAGAGTCTCTATTTATTAATGATGGAGTTAGTTGTTACTAAATTCAAAGCAGTTAAGAAGGAGTATATTAAATATACCTCCACTAGTGATGATTGTATGAGTAAAGTGTGTAATTCACTAAGTAATAATGCTTGGAGAACTAAACGATTTGTAGAAGCTCTACAACAGAATACTGACTTACTACCTTATAAAAAGTACCCAAAAAGTAAAGAACTCACAGAGTTTTTATATCTGTACAATGCTGTATTGGATGAGGTTGCCTATCGCCACCATGGGGATAAAGCAGTGGTTTATGACACGCTTAAAGAGCTTATCCCTGACCCTGTTCCTTCGGTAGCAATGACTAAGTTCATTAAACAAGTAAGTAACTACCCTGCTTTAGCTATGATAAACCTAGATGAAGCAGAAAGTCTTAATGAACCTGAAGCTGCTAGTTTAGCTAAACATGTGATTTCACAAATAAGGAAAATCAAAGTATGAGTACCGTTAAAATCATAGGTGCTATTGTAGACACCAAACGTATCACTCTATACAAGCATGATGGCACTACGATTACTATTCAACAAGGCACTGAAAAAGTGCCTTTTATTGTTGAGACAGTAATCCCTGCTATCAAAGCAGACGGGTATTACGAAGGTGAACTACGTAGTATCAAACACAATCCTTATGCTGATTATGAATCTAAATCCAGTGTGGTTAAGTTCTTCAGCATTGCCCGTAAAAAGCTTGCTAACCTCTTTTCTGCTAAAACAGCAGAGCCAACAGAAGTGGGTAGTACTACTACAGATAATGCTGTAAGTGAATCGACAGATGACGGTTTGTCCGAAGTTATGGCTCATGCTGTACCTGCATCAGATTCTAACTTTGATAGTGATGAATTTGGTAAGCCTGATATTAACGATGCAGTAGATAACTGTATTAACGATAATCAAGAGAGTGAGAATACCTTGATTGCCGTGGTTGGTGATAAAGTTATTCCTGATGCACAACGTTTACGTAATTACGTATTTGCAAGTAACATCACAGCTTCATCTGAAGGGCTTGATAACTTCTTTAAACGTATTGCTAACGTAATTGACGACAGACTGCACTCTGTTGAAGATTTGCTTGTCTTCTTAGAAAGAGCAGAACTTCCTATCTCTAATGATGGGCGTATTATCTGTTATAAGGCTCTAGACTTACTTGATAGTAAAGAAGGGCGTATATTTGTTGATAGCCATACAGGTATGGTAAAACAGCGTGTAGGCTCTATCGTAGAGACTGCTGTTAATAACGTAGACCCAGATAGACGACGTGACTGTTCTAACGGTCTTCATCTTGCTAGACGCAGTTACTTGAGTTCATTCCCGTGTAATACTTGTACCTTGTGTTACTTAGACCCTGCTGATGTAATTGCTGTACCTAAAGGTACGGGTTCTAAGATACGTGTAACCAAGTACGAGATTCTTGCTGAACTCACAGAAGCGCAATATCTAGCAGTTAAAAACAGTGGTGATATTACTAAAGCTGAAGGCGGTAAGGAACTACTTAACCGAGCTATCAATAATAGTTTCCCTGCACCTAAATATAAAACTTATATTGCCGGTAAGTGTGGAAACGATATTACCTACACTGTACTAGGTAAAGCTGAAACCAAGTCTAACACTTCTACTTCTACAAATACTGATGCTATTACTGTAGAGGAAGCACTTAAACAACAAGTGAAAAGTGAAAGTGTTGACCCTGTTAGTTTAGATGATGTTGCTAAAGCTCCTGTTACTGAGCCTAAAAAGACTTCTAAACCTAAAGCTAAACCTAAAGCTAAAATAAAAACCAAGACTAAGGCACCTACTAAAGCTAAAGGCGAATCACCTCGTGCTCAAATAGCTGCTATGCTAACCCGTAAGAAACCTTCTGACTTGACTGAAGCAGATATCACTAAACTGAAAGCTCTGAAGAAGCAAGCTAAGAAAGGTTGGGGTGCACTTAATGTAGGTGCTGACTTTGTAGAAGTCATTGACAAGAAGTAAAGGAATCCCCTAGTAATAGGGGATTAATTTTATATGACAAACCAACTACATGAGGCTTTACATGCTGCCTTTAAAGCATTACCTGCCGATTGGGAATCTTACTTTAATGTAATCCCAAAGACAGATGAGGTTGAGTTACGTTTTAATGAGGATTATTCCTCATGGATTCCTCATTCTGGTTACGTGTATACTAGTGTCCCTAATTTAATCCTGTTAGTTTTAGCAGGATTTAACCAAGGTATTAAGACTAAGGATTAAGTATGTCTTTGAACAAAATGATGGATGAGTTCAATAAGCAGTATGGTATTGAGCCGGTATCCATTACTCCAATTAATGTAGAAAAAGCTGCTAACTTTGCAAAGGCTGAATCTGAAGAAGCACTAGAAGAAACTCAGCTATCTACATTTAGTCCAGAGAACTCAGTAAAAGAACTCTTAGACGTTATTTATGCTACATCACAGCAACTACGTGGTATGGGCGTAGATATTGACTTAGGTTTATCTGAGCTTCATACAAGTAACATGTCTAAACTAGTTCCATATGAAGAACTTGCTAAAGAGATTCATATTGCCCGTGAACGTTACTTTGATGTAGAAGCCATTGAAGTAGAAAAGGACTTATTCCGACTCTACTCACCTTCCCAAAATAAAGTAGTGAAACCTACTTGTTATCGCCCAGCTAACGTAAAAGGAGCTTTGCCTGAACATGAGCAAACAACGTTCGATACTATGCTTAAACTGTAATAACACAGTACGCAAAATACCTTTGGCTATCATGCTTTATAAAGCAACTGATTCTGAAGGAAGTCAGCACTTAGCAACTCTAAGTCAGCGTAAAGACGTAGAAGCTACTTTAGCTGAAGATGATATTACACTTAGTAAGTGGACTCGTATTACTGCTAAAGAGATAGTACGTCAAGGCTTTTGTAAATGCTGTATTGATAACTTTGCTAAAGAAGCACAGAAAGTTATTGATGGTGGTATCTACTACCATTGCTCTGAATGTGGTTCTAAAGGTATTCTAGAAAAGTCTGATTACACTATGGCTATTCGTAAAGATGCCGGAGAGCAGTATTCTACTGCTAATGAACAGGGTCAATACCAACCATTACAAGGTGAGTTTGATTCATGTTCTAAGCATACTATTAAGCTGTAAATACCCATCGGTATTCTTCTTCAGTAACATACCAGTACTTCTTGATTTGACCCATCTTACGAAGTTCTCTAAAACACTGACTACATACCCTTACATCACAGGTGCTAAGGGTATCTTTCAGTTCACTGCTTGATACACCACCATATCGAGAAGCCAAACGTAGTATTTCTTTGGTTATACTAGGTTTGTCTTTTTGGTTGATATCCCCATTAAGAAAAATAATATCCATATCCAAGTCCGGTTAGTTACTGGTATGAGTAATCAGTGAGTGATTATACCTCGGACTTGGTGGGTACTTCTATAGGTGTAATCACATACTCACTTAACCCCTATTCCATCTGGTTTAGGGGTTATTTTAACTAACTAACTAAGGAGCCACCAATGGCAAGTAAAATTCAATCTCAAGAGAATGCTATTAAGTTTGTTGATAAAGTACTTAGTAACTACATGGCATCTCAAGGTAAAGTACGTCCTCACTTTATCATCTCAGGACCAAGTGGTACTGGTAAATCCTTTATCCTTGAAAAGCTTTGCCGTAAACATGCAATGTCTTTTCTAAACATCAATGCTGCTCAGCTAACCCGTGAAGGTATTGCCGGTAATTCACTATCTAAAGCTCTAGAACCACTGAAGAAGCTTCAAGGTAAACCTGTAGTCGTCTTATGTGATGAGTTCGATAAACTCTTCCAAGGTGTGAATGGAGCAACAGGTGATGAACGTGCAGGAGTTCAATCAGAAATCCTTCATATTGTTTCTTCAGGGGTAGCTCAGGTTATTGCTGATTACGGTCATTACCATGAGGTAAACACCAGTAATGTATTATTCATTTTTGCCGGTGCTTTCCAAGGTCAGACTAACCTAAGCCCTGAAAAGCTACTAAGCATGGGTATGTACCCTGAATTATTAGGTCGTGTGAACCTGCATATCGAACTGCCTAGTATTGAGTGTGATGAACTAATTAAAGCAATGAAGAAAGATGACTTGCTTCAGCATTACGCTAATATCCACAAGCTATCTAAAGAGAAGCTTGAAGAAGCTACAGATTCTATTGCAGAGCAGATTCGTAAACAATTCCCTACCAATGTTATTGGTTATCGTTTAATTACCCGACTTATTCACCAATACTTCTTATTTGATGGTGTATTCCCTGAATACAAAATGGAAGAAGGTGACGACTTACTTGGGGATGACTTAGATAAGCTCCAAGAAGAGTTAGGATTCGAAACACAAATCGGAGATTAAGATGTTCTTATTTCGTGTAGATAGACAGCAACTGGAAATTAAGTACAGTACTGACCCTACTGCTCATATCACGGAAAAAACTGTAATCGTTAATGGTAAGAAACGGGATAGAGAAACAAAACGTTTCCTCTGGTGCGAAACCATAGAAGATGCAAGTGCTGAACTTGATAAAGCAGTAACTAAAGCTAAGCGTAACTTAGCTATCCAAATCGCAAACCTTAATCACCAACTTGAATCACTCGATGGTCATACCTTAGCTCAAACAGCTAAAGTACGTGATGCTATACGTGAGTATAACAACACCCATTGGGATTAACTTGAGAGACAACTATGATTCCTCAAATCGAACACAAAGATGTACACAATTGGTTTAACTACGTATTATCTACTGACCTATGTCCATTTCTTATTGGTGACGTAGGTAAAGGTAAAAGTCAGTTAGCCAAAAGCTATGCTAAACAAAAAGAGCTTATGGTACACACCATTTATCTAGACTCTATGTATGAGATGGATGTTATTGGTTATGCAAGCCCTAACAAAGATACCGGTAAATTTGAATACCTTCCTTGTGACCTATTTCCATTAGCAGGTGAAGAACTTCCTATTAATCCTGATACTAAGAAAAAGTATAAAGGTCATCTAATCATCTTTGAAGAGTTTGGTAACTGCCCTAAATCCATGCAAGTTGCTGCTCAACGAGTACTATTGGAAAAATCAATTGGTTCTCATCCATTACATGAGAAAGCACGTATTGTTTTGCTAGGTAACAAGGTATCTTCTGGTGCTAACGCAGTACCTATTTCTTCAGCTATCCGTAGTCGTTGTGGTATTGCTGAATTAGAAACCAAGAGTGTGTCAAGTGTTAATGGCTTCATTGACCATATGCAAGCAAGTAATTGGCATCCTGCTGTAGTGTCTTGGGCACAAGCAAACCCTGATGAGATTCGAGAATCAGACCCTAATCTAGTTCATGATGGTGAATCACCGTTTACTACATGGCGTTGTTTAGAGGCTGTATCCGATATGCTTAAGCAGCTACAAGATGCAGCAGCTAAACGTCAAGTACCATTAACTAACTTGGTTCGTAATAACCTAGTGGTGTTTCAATCAATCATGGGTTACACCAACGGTTCTGACTTCCACTCATCTCTAATGAATCCGAGTGTAGGATTAGATGAAATTCTAGTTAATCCAGAATCAGCTCAAGTACCTAACAGTACTGCGGATATCCTTAAGATTTCCCAATACTTAGTATCTAATGTAACAACAGAAGATACAGTAGATACAATGCTTACTTACTTAGAGCGTCTTGACCCTGAAGCTAGGATGTCAGTTGCTAATAAAGTTTCTGCATCTTCTAACTTCTTGTCTAACCATCCTAAAGTGAAAAAGCTTTTTGAATTTCCATTCTAAGGTAGCTTATGAACAGCAAAGAAAAAGCCTATATTCTTAGCTGTATTGATACTTTGATTAGCCGTGTTAGCACATGCTACTACGGCTGTATCCTAAGCCGTTTAGTGATTAAAGAAGTAAACCATATTTCTGAATTTGCAGTCAGTCCTCATGGTGAGCTTCTTTTTAATCCTTCAATCGAATCAATACAAAAGCAAGATGTTAATCGTACTTTACGTGACTTACTTCATGAAGCAGGGCATATAGCTTTAGAACACTTTGCACGTAAAGAAGCCCTTAAAGTAGAAGGTAAAAACCATGATGCTTTTAACATAGCTGCTGATTGTGCTATTGAAGCCATCATGGATAAAGACTTTCCTTTGTTGCCCGGTGACCCTAAGCATCATAGTGACTTAGAACAATATATACCTAGAGCTGCTTGGGATAATGCTTCCACTGAACAGATGTATGGTCGCTTGTATACTCCTAATGCTAAAGGTGATAACCCGAACCCTAATCACCTACCTATTCTATCAAGACAAGGCAAACAGGCTCTTCAAAGTGCTATGCACCAAGCAGCCCAAGAAGCCAAAGATAAGATGATAGAACATGCCGAAAAAGAAGCAGCTACTAATACTAACCGTGGTTGTCAGAAAGGTAGGGGAACCTCTTCTAAAACAGAAGAACTACTAGGGCTATCTAACGACTTGTCGAATATCACTTCTCTAAATACCTTATCCCGTTTGTTTAAAAAAACCTACGGTAGAGGTGAAGCCTCAGATGATAGTGTGTTTAACCAAAGGCATGTACTTAGACGTGAGTTTAACGGTATGGCTTTAATGGGTAGACACCAAAGGTCAGCTATTGAGCAGTATGGTGAAGTTGAAGAATGGCATAACGATGTAGGTATTTACTGTGATATATCAGGCTCAATGGATAGAGGTGCTATTATCAATGCCTTTAAGCTTATTCTTAAATTCGCTGTTGAGTATGGTGTAGCTCCTGTAACAGTACACACCTATAACGGTTCTCCGGTTGAGTCTTTTGTTATTGATAAAAATACTAACCTTAACTCTCTGTCTATCAGAACAGGAGGAGGAACAAACATCAATAACGTAGTAAACCAAATACCCCCTAAAAACAAACTCGTATTTATTCTAACTGATATGGAAGACCGCCCTATTACTCAATGGGATTATGATGGTGAGTTAGTATGGTTAATCCATGATAATAGTCATACCAATCACGATAACTTTAAGTTAGGTCAGAAAATCTATATCAACGACATTATAGGAAAAGTTTAATAATGACCCCTACCAAAAGCCAACTTGATGCCATTAATGAATTTGAGCAGTGGTTATCAACAGACGAGAAATATTTTACTCTAAGAGCAGGTGCAGGTAGGGGTAAAAGTTGGACTACCTTAAACGGCTTTATCCCTACACTAAATAATAAGGGAAAGGCATTTGATATCGTTGCTACTACTAAACAGGCATGTGACTCTTTAATTTCTATCCTTGGTTCCGGTAGTACCTTGAATCCTATGACCCTGCATAGCTATTTAGGATGTATTCCTACGACTAAGGACATTGTTTGGGGAAACCCTAAACAATTCCGTAAAAGCAAATATTTTCTCAAAAATCAAATAGTTGTAGAAAATTCTAATATCTTACTGGTAGACGAAGCTTTTAGAGTAGAGCAAGAATTACTTGATATTATTGATTACCTAATGCCTAACAAACGTATTGTATGGATAGGTGACCCTTTTCAAACTCCTCCTATTGGTTTTAGTAAGTCGCCTGTAGAAGATTTGACATCAAGGACAGTAACTCTTTATGAGTCTCCACGATTTAAACGTTTTTCACCATTAGCTGATTTAGTTAATAACTTACTTATGGCTGTTCAATTCGAAGAGAAAAACTACTTAGATTTATTGCCTTCTGAAAATACAGAAGGTATTAACCTAGTACCTAAAAAACATCTTCAGATAGAACTTAATAAACGTTTAGTGAGTGGTAATGCTATTGACTACAGAGAAATGTGTATTCTTTCAGCAACCCGAAAAAAGACGGATGACTATAACAATTACTGTGTAAAAGTAAGAGCTAAGGTAGGTTTACCTATAATCCATCAATCTGAAAACATAGTTATTGATACCGCTATTGCTGAAGACCGTAACCCTACTCTTTACTGGTTAAGAACCAATAATAAGTTACCAGTTCTTAAAGTTACTAAGCAGTTACATGATGATGCAGTTAGTTTTATCAAAGCTAGAGCAATAGGTCATACTTCAACCTTACTGAAGGTTGCTACTCCTTTATGTGTTGAGGGTAATTGCATCATTTATCTACTTACAGGTGATGGGGGTAAAGGTTTATCTGGTTCTCAGATGAAAAACTTATGGGCTATACGCAGAGAGTTGGGGATAAATTTTATCTTTATAAGATTAAGTATTGCCAAAACTATTCACTTAGCTCAGGGTATTACCTCTCCTGACGTCTATATTGACATGGAATCTGTTGCCCGTTGGCATGATGATGACATGAAAAGACGTCTTTATTATACCGGTATATCTCGATGTTCATCTAACCTGTACTTAATGAGGTAATCATGAAGTTTCTTAACTTTACAGATAAGCCATCTGATATAAAGATGGCTTTTATTGTACATAAAAATGAATTTAACAAACGTAATATACGTCTGAATTTACTCACCTTCATACCTAAAGAGTACCATAATAATGTATTAGTTTTGGCTTTAGAGGATGATGATACTAACTTAAGCGTTATCCCCAACCTACAAAAGCTACCACCTAACTGCGTTATTACTGTTACTGATGCACGTCTATACAAGCATTTAGTACATAAGAACAAATTACCTAAAGTAGTGGGTGTCTTATCACCTATATTTGGTGATAAACATGTACAGTACTTTAATTTCTCATCTAGAGCTTTGTACTTACATGCTAATCTAAACCACAATCGTAAATGTTTAGAACATGTAGTTCATTTTGTTAAAACAGGTAAGTACCTAGTTACTCAAGTAGAGCGTAAGTTAATAACCCCTAAATCTTTAGCTGAAGTCAAAAAAGCTTTTAGATTTCTTATGTCTCAACCTATTATCGGTTCTGACATAGAAGCCACTGACTTAAAGTTTTACAAGGCTGAACTAGTATCTATTAGCTTTGCTATAGACGACAGACGTGGATACACTTTCCATGTAAAGTACTGTGACTTTTTACCTTTACTGAAGCAGTTTTTCTTAAAATACCAAGGACGT